TTAACAGATAGAAAGGCCCGTGACGCTATGACTACTATTACTACTGAAAGAACTGTTACTGTACGAGACGCAAAGACTCGTTTACTTCGTTGCTTTAAAAAACAACGTCCTGTATTTTTATGGGGACCTCCGGGTGTTGGCAAATCTGAGGTTGTTAATGACCTTACTACCGAACTTGGTGGGTTTATGATTGATCTTCGTTTAGGTCAAATGGATCCTACAGATATTCGAGGTATTCCATACTTCAACAAAGAACTTGGTGTAATGGATTGGGCACCGCCAATTGATCTTCCTACTGAAGAGATGGCCGCTGAGTACCCAATGGTTACTTTGTTCTTAGACGAAATGAACAGTGCCGCACCGGCTGTACAAGCCGCTGGTTATCAGCTAATTCTTAACAGACGAATTGGCAAGTACAAATTGCCCGACAACGTTGTGATTGTTGCCGCAGGTAACCGTGAAAGTGATAAAGGTGTTACTTACAGAATGCCTAGCCCACTTGCTAATCGTTTTGTACACCTTGAAGTCCGTCCAGAATTTGAAAGCTGGTTGGAGTGGGCAGTAAACAAGAAGATCCACAAAGATGTGGTTGGTTACTTGTCTTTTGCTAAATCAGACTTGTTTGATTTTGATCCTAAGAGCCCAAGCAGAGCTTTTGCTACACCACGTACCTGGACTTTTATGTCAGATCTTCTTGAAGACGAAGATATTGGTGTTGACGAACTTGCTGACTTAGCATCTGGTACTATTGGTGAAGGGCTCGCTATTAGGTTCATGGCTCACCGTAAGGTTGCTAAAGATATGCCTAACCCAGAAGATATTCTTTCTGGCAAGGTTAAAACAATGAAGGTTACTGAAGTTTCAGCAATGTATGCTTTGGTTACTGGAATGTGCTACGAACTGCAAGAGCAGTTTAAGAAGCCTGAGACCAAAACAGATATGACTGAGTGGCACAAAATGGCTGATAACTTCCTTCGCTTTATGATGGACAACTTCACTACTGAGTTGGTTGTTATGGGTGCAAAGGTTTCGTTGGCTACTTACAACCTTCCGTTAATTCCTGGAAAGCTCAAGAACTTTAACGAGTTCCACGAAAGTTATGGCAAGTACATAACGAATGCGAGTGCCAAAAACTAACTGAATCGCTGTCACGGGCGGTATGGGGGCAGGTTTTATCCGTAAGACCCCCACTTTATTACCGTTGATATCGACACTTTTTGGTTGACATTTGGTAAAAGATGTTATATAATGTATATAACAATTAGGAATTAGGAGTTTTTTATGTCTCAGGCAAGTTCAACATTAGCAGAAAAATCTAAAGAAAAAACTGTTACAGATCCTGTTGCAGATAATAAAGCCAGAGAGATGCTGATTACTGCTCGTGTTGGTTTGTTGCTTAAGGCACCATTCTTTGGTAACATTGCTACTAGAATGGATTTGATTAATGCAGACGATTGGTGCCCGACAGCGGCAACAGATGGCCGTCGTTTTTATTATAATTCCGCTTTTGTTAATTCACTTCCGTTGCGTCAGCTAGAGTTCTTAGTAGGACACGAAGTATTACATGCGGTATATGATCACTGTGGTAGACGTATTGACCGTGATCCTAAGATATGGAATATTGCCGCTGACTATTGTGTGAACTCAGATCTATTAGAACAAAAAGTTGGTGAACGTATTACTGTGGTGCCAATTTTGTTTGCTCACAAATACGTTGGTTGGGCATGTGAAGGTGTATATGATGACCTTATTGAAAACTCATCTGAAGAGCAACTAAGCGAATTACTTCAGCAGGTACTTGACGAACACCTTGATGGTGATGATGGTATGGGTTCTGAAACTGATTCAAAGGATGGCAAAGGTCGTCCTACAATGTCAGATGCTGAACGTAGACAGATACGTGATGACATTAAAGAGGCTGTTCTTAATGCGGCTGAAACTGTAGATGCTGGTGATTTGCCTAGTGGTGTTAAACGACTTATTCAAAATATGACTAAGCCAGTTATCCGTTGGCAGGATCTCATTGAGCAACAGATACAGAGTGTTATCCGCAATGATTTTTCATTCTCGAGAATCAGCCGTAAGGGTTGGCACAACGATGCAATTATGCCAGGTATGATTCCTGGAGAGCAGATTGATGTTTGTATTGCTTTTGATATGAGTGGGTCAATTGGAGTAGAAGATGCGAGTGCCTTCCTAAGTGAGGTACAAGGTATTATGGAACAGTACACAGAATACAATATTCGTATTTGGAGTTTTGATACTGCCGTATACAATGAGCAGATGTTTACAAGCGACAATATGAGAGATATTACTGAATATGAGCCACAAGGTGGTGGTGGTACCGACTTTATGTGTAACTGGGAATATATGAAAGAACAAGGGATTGAACCCAAAAAATTCATTATGTTTACAGATGGTATGCCATGGGATAGTTGGGGTGATGAACACTATTGTGATACAGTATTCATTATCAAAGGCAACGAAGATGTACAACCACCATTTGGTATTTGGGCTAGTTACGAAAAAGAAGTTAGTAAACAAGCGGCATAAAACGGTTGACTTTTCTTAAGAACTATCGTATACTACAAGTATAATAAGGAATTGGAGAAGCTCGTGATTACGAAAACCTTAAAATTAATTGCAGTAGCTGGTTTACTAGCTGGAACTTCAGCATGTAATTCAGCTACACTTAGTACCGTTTATGAAGGTACTCACAAGGACCTTAGTTATAAGAGTTCACAGGCATATGGAATTGGAAACAGGATTTTCAAGCCTGCTAATTTTAACGGTGGAGCAGTATTGTTTCTTCCTAGTTGTACTGGTGTACAACATTTTAATTCAACAGACATTAAACGTAACTGGATTGATCCGTTATTGGAGCAAGGTTACGTAGTTGCCGTTACTGATTACAACGAAGGTCGTAGTGCAAGCCGTCCTTGGAACTGTGGTAAGAATAAACATCTATCACATGATCGTTTAGTACGTGATGTATACAACGGTGTGCAGGCTCTTGCTGAAGTGCCAGGTGTAAACAAAAATCAAATCTTTACCATTGGAACCAGCCTAGGTGGACAGATTGGTGCCGCGGCAATTGATGGTCATGTTATTGACAAAGCCGAAAAGCAGGGTCTTGCTACTCCAAGAGCTCATGTAAGTTTGTATGCAGGTTGTGCTTACCCAAGCCAAACTTATCTTGATAGCAGTATTAAACGTCCGGTACTTTGGATGTCTGGAAGTGATGACGTTGAAGTTGGCGAAGGATGTAGCAGTTGGTTATATAGTAGTATCACAAAGAAGTTGCCTGAGAGCAAGTTTATTGAGTATGATGCAACTCACTGTTGGGATTGCCAACAACTAAATGGTTTTAGCAAAAACACTTACTACGGACATCAAGTTTATACATACAACGAAGATGTAACTGCAAAAAGCCAAGACGAAACTTTTAAATTTATTGATAGGTTTATGAAATGACAGCAATGGATCCAGAAACAACAAAAGAAGAAATTGATATTGGCCCCAAGTGGGCCAATATTCCTGAAGATTTAGAGAGTGCCATCGAACGAATTAAAAGACTTGAATGGGTACTTTCTGATCTAAGTCGTAGTGTTGAAATTGCAATAGCAATGGACAGGCCCGAGTTAATGAATGAGTTCATAGTTACTGCAAACAAAGAACTTGAAACTAAAATTGATCAGATTCACAATGACGATCAACAGCCTATTAAAATTGTTCGTGTAGTAGACGACGTCAGTGATAAGGAAGAAAAAGATGCTAAAGTTTAATGAGCCAAATGCTATTGAAGTACAAGGTCTCAGACGTTTATATCATCTTCCACCGCATTTTGACAGTGTAACATTCAATCTTTATGTACATGAAAAAGATGTTACAGATTGGATTTATGAAAACTTAAATAGTCGTTTCTATGTTGGACCTTTTGCACAAAAAGATATGCAAAATATTGGATCAAGAGAGATGACACATATAGCAGGATTTGAAGAAAATAGCGAAGCCAGTTACTTTGCTTTATTGATGGATACGTTCAATAGTTCAAAAATTACGTACTAACCGAAATAATATTTGGATACAGTACAAATACACGTTAAATAACAGAGTAGTTTATTCAATTAAAGGAGACTAAAAACTATGAGTGATGAAGTAGAAAACGAAGTAGTTGAAGCACCAGAGCCAGTAAGTACTGAGCCAACTCCCCCAGGCGACACACCAAGTGCCGCAGGATTAGGCGTTAGTGACTTATTGTTAATGTTGCAAACTATCCAAGTTATTGCCAGACGCGGTGGTTTTCGTGCCGATGAAATGGCAAATGTAGGCGGACTTCATGACCGTTTACTTAACTTTCTGGAAACCAGCGGAGCAATCACCAGAGAAGCTCCTAAGACAGAAGGTACACAATCAGAAGGTTCTATCTCAGACGCACCAGCAGAAGGCGATAATATCGCTAGTGAATTAAGTGGTGACGATGAGGAGCCAGCAGGAGAATAAAAATGGCAGGTTTTACAAAACACGTAGCTCAGCATAATCAACGTAAATGTGTAGTCGCATTTAGACAAGTACCAGATGAAGCACATATGGCTCTCGTTGTATATACTGATGATTTACCAGCACAAGTACACGATGAATTAATTAAAGCAGTTGATAGCGAGCCGGCTCAAGCCACTCCAGATCTAGCTGATGTACTTCATCGTACAACTATGTCGGACAATAGAAATTTACTAGATGTTCTACACAACGAACATCGTATTAAAAAGGTACCAACTAATCAGGTATTGTTGACTCCTAATGTTTCAACCAAGCAAAGATTAGATGAGGTTAATACATTACTAGCAGATATTAAAGCTGGTAATGAAGCCGCACAAAAGGCCAAAGCACTAGATGAAAATCAAGGTATGGCCGCTAATCATGCAAGGGCTTATAATAGAGGAAGAGATGTTGGTGAACCGCCAGCACCTATGGAGACAGTTGCACCGCCAGTAATTAATGCACCGGATGGTGGAGTATTATCCAATGAGGCAATCGCAACTAATTTACTGGAACAAGCCAAAGCTCATGAAACCAATGCAAAGGGATTAATGGCTGAAGCAAAGCGATTAAAAGAAGAAGCTAAAGGGCTCAATCCAAATGTCAAAAGTACCACAACCCGCAAAAAGACGACGAGGACCAAAAAGCAAACGGCTTAAGATTACCAAGAAAGACAAGTGGGAACGAATACTAAACGATGTTGATAAAGCTCAAGTTCCAATCACTTGTTTGGAGTCGTTAGACGTTAATCTTAAAGACGGGTCTGTAGTAAGAATTGATATTCAGGAATTGCTTGACGAAGGTCAGCTACACCCTGATGAAATTGAGCTACAAATTAATACTCGTTTATCCGATATGGAAGATATTATACGAGATGTAGATTTTTATATTAATCTCGACTCAGTTGCAAATAGTGTGCAACCATTAACAGATAAAATATTAAAGGATCTTACATGATATCAGCATTACTAGCAGTAGATTCAAGAGGAGGAATGGGATATAAAGGCACATTGCCTTGGTATGTTCCAGAAGACTTGCAAAAGTTTAAAGACCTCACTATGAATAATGTTGTAGTAATGGGAAGAAAGACTTGGGACGATAAGAAGATGCCCAAGCCATTGGTAAACCGAACTTGTTACGTAGTAACTTCTCGCCCTGATACACTAGGTGATCATGCTTTACCAATTAACGGAACTAACCTTGAGAAGTCCATATTAGATTTAGAATTCAAACATCAAGATAAAAAAATATATGTTATTGGTGGACCTAAAATAATCATGCAGGTTCATAATATATTAGATCAAATACACATCACTCAAATTCAAGGTCAATTTAAAACTGATGTTAGAATCAATGTTGACAATTTAGTAACTCGTGATTTTATTCCAAGAAGCAGTTCATCAGGGCCAGACCAAAAAGCGACATTTATACGTTATGAAAAATTATTTAAACGCCATTAAAGAAGTACTAATAAACGGACAAGAACGCAGAGATCGCACCGGCGTTGGTACCATTGGTTTATTTGGTATGCAACAACGTTATGATCTAAACAAAGGTTTCCCAGCAGTAACTACAAAGAAACTTGCATGGAAAAGTGTAGTTAGCGAGTTGCTCTGGTTCTTAGAAGGCAGTGGCGACGAACGTAGACTAGCCGAAATATTACACAAAACAAGAGATGAAAACAAGAAAACTATCTGGTCTCCTAATGCAGAAGCAGACTACTGGTTACCTAATGCGGAATACAAAGGCGACCTTGGTAGAGTGTATGGTGTACAATGGCGTGAATGGGGAACAGATCAAATTGAAAAACTAATTGAAGGTATTAAACAAGATCCATTTTCACGTAGACATATACTAAGTGCATGGAATGTAGGCGAGCTAGATCTAATGGCATTACCACCATGTCATATTATGGCTCAGTTTTATGTTAGCACAGACAACAAATTAAGTTGTCAAATGTACCAACGAAGTTGCGACATGTTTCTTGGAGTACCATTTAACATTGCAAGTTATAGTCTACTCACACATATGATTGCCCAAGTATGCAATCTAAAAGTAGGCGAGTTTGTGCATACATTAGGCGATGCACATATATATCTTAACCATGTCAATCAAGTTAAAGAACAACTTGCAAGAGAACCGTTGCCTTTACCTACACTTTGGCTAAATCCAGAAAAAAGACATATTGATCATTTTACAATGGATGATATACGTTTGCAGAATTATCAAAGTCACGAAACAATTAAAGCGGAGATGGCAGTATGACCAGAGCATTAGTAACAGGCGGATTAGGACTTATTGGTCATAATATAGTACAAGAACTTGTTAGTCAAAATATCCCTACAGCCATTGTTGACAACCTAACAAATTATAACAATGCAATTAGTATGAAAGAATTAGGATATCTATTTGGTGAAAGACTTAAACTAGTACACGACCTGCCACCTAATCTTGTTAGTTTAAATTACCTACACAAAGACATTGAAACAAACGATTTTGAATCTTGTTTTAACTTTGTAAAACCAACAGTTTTGTATCATTTGGCTTGTCCTCCTAGACAAAAGATTGTTGGACTAAGTCCACAGTTCTGCGGTAATACAATGATTGGCGGATTGCTTAATACTTTAAAACACTGTGTCAAATACAATGTAGAAAGAATTGTTTATATTAGTTCTAGTATGGTATATGGAGACTTTGAAGATAATGTTACTGAAGATGCAGTACTAAATCCACAAGGTGAATACGGTATTTTAAAACTTGCTGGTGAACAATTGGTCAAAGACTATCACAGAAAGTATGGACTAAATTATACTATCATTAGACCAAGTGCAGTTTATGGTCCGCTTGATTTAAGTGATAGAGTTATTAGTAAGTTTCTGTTAACTGCAATGGGAGGCGGAGAGCTTACTGTCAATGGTGAACACGAAACACTTGATTTTACATATGTTGGTGATGCCGCACAAGGTATTACGAGTGCCGGATTAAGCGAAGAAGCAGAAAATAAAACCTATAACATTACCAAGAGCCACAGTAAGACTTTATTAGCGGCCGCTGAACTAGCAGTTGAGATTGCTGGAAAAGGTACTATTAAGATCAATGAAAAAGATGATGATTTTCCAAGTCGTGGAGCATTAGACATTACCGCGGCAAAACAAGACTTTGGGTTTGATCCCCAAGTTGATATTGAAGAAGGATTTGGCTTATATCATGAGTGGCTTTCAAATTCCGTTTACTGGAACAAAGCGGCAATATCAAAGTTTGCGAAGTGAGCTTCTTGATACTGCTGATAAAGTTTGGTCTACAGGACAACACCTAAACGGATACTACACAGAGACTTTTGAAAGTGTAATTGCTGAACGATGCAATCGCAAATATGCTATTGCTGTTAACAGCGGAACACAGGCGTTGATATTCGCTATTAGATCTCTCAAGCTACCCTTTCGTAGCAAGATAGCAATACCAGGTTTAAGTTTTGTTGCAACTCTTAACAGTATAATTGAAACTGGTTATATCCCACATTTAATTGATGTTGACAAAGATGGTCTAATAGATCTGACAACCGATGAAGATATTGAAAAAACCTATGATGCTTTGGTATATGTTAACCTATATGGTAACATGGTTGATTATAGTAAAATTAAATTAATTACAGAATTTTTTGGACAAATTACAAAGTTACCTGTTATTGAAGATGCCGCTCAGAGTTTTGGATCCACGTTTCAAGGTAAACCAAGTGGTAGCTTTGGAGACATTAGTATATTAAGTTTTGATCCAATGAAAAACTTTAACAGTTATGGCAGTGGCGGAATGGTATTAACTGATGACATGGCTATTGCATCAAGTGTTAGAGACCTTGCTACCAATGGCAAAGAAAATAACTATTCTCACAGTGGAACCAACAGTCGTATGAGCGAACTGGATTGTGCTTGTATGTTAGTGAAGTTGGGCCACTTTGATAAATGGCAAGCACGCCGAAAGAAGATTGCAACTTACTGGAATGATGAATTTAACAATCATATTAGAACACTTGTTGTACATGATGATGTTGAATCAAGTTATCACAAATATCCAATATTTGTTAATCCAAATGTAACCAGTAGAAATAGATTAAAGTATAACCTACAAGAGTTAGGAATTGCAACAAAAGTACACTACGATAAAGCTCTTGGCAACTATCAATCCTTTATTGAATGTGCTTATAGTATTTACGATGCCGACCTTAGAGCCGGAATAGAACACCAAGCCACACAAACCAACATGGCTGTAACTATAGCAAATAACCAATTGAGTTTACCTATATATCCTGAACTAACTGATGCTGAAGTTGAATTTATTGCAGAACAAGTTAAAGATAATGCATCCAAGTACTAGAAAACTTGATAAGTTTCTTTACAGTAACAAAGTACATGCTTCAGCATTTGAAAAAGGCTTGAACGGAGATATCCGTGACTTTAGAGGCCAAACCCTTGACTGGCTTCCAACGGATACCGAAAAGCTATACCTAACAAATATTAAAAAGTTTCCTGAGTTTTTTGCAGACAAGGAATGGACACAACCAGGAAATATTACATATCATATCAATGCACACGGGTTTCGTGGAGAGTTCTATACTGAGCCAGATATAGTAGCACTAGGATGTAGTAACACTATGGGCATTGGGTTACCCGAGGATAAGATATGGTGCTACCAACTTGGTCAAAAATTAAATATGACTGTAACCAATTTAGGAGTTGGCGGAATTGGTACAGACAGTATATATAATATTGTTAAGTCAATGATATTATCAAAGATAGTAAAACCTAAATTTGTTGCAATGCTTGTGCCACCAATTGGAAGACTTGAAATACGTACAAATCATCATGATGTTCAACAAGTGAACACTGCGTCAGATAGTGCTACATTAATAGGTAAACATTGGTGGCTTAATGATGAGAATAGCACACTGTTTGATGAAAGAAATATTATGGCAATTTACTTTCTACTAGAAAGTTTAAATATTCCAATTATACACTTAAACAGTAATCAACTCCTGCACCGGCAACACCCCAAGGGAGATCTTGCAAGAGACATGATGCATCCTGGTCCTGTATCACACAACGGACTATCTCAACTTATGGCAAACCTAGTAGAAGCAAAACTAACTTGACTCAAACTTTTCTTTGAGCCACGCCCAATCAAAACTCTTTTGTAGCTCTATAGGATCACCATCTACTTCTTCATAATATCTAAGTGCATCACTTGCACCTTGTATACTATAAACACCATTCAAACTATCTCGACCTTTTGTTAGCCAAGAAGTAAGTCTAGCTTCATTTTCAATACTAGGGTTTATGTCATCAAACTGTTTCAGTTTCAATACTTCACGAAATGCTGTACGCCAAGTCATCCACGGGTCTGTATTGTAATGAGCAGTGCCGCTAAGAACTGGTACAACTTCATGTGGAGCACTCAGTGTAAAGTCCAGTCCTGGTTGGTTTGTGGCTAGTGTAAGACGCTTATTATAAGCTATAACCCCCATGTGTCCGTATTCTAATCCGTTTACTGGATTACGTGCATTAAAAATATAGTGCTTTGCTTGTTGGAAATAGTCTGGTTGCCAAGTAAAATCAAAGTCTCGTTCTACTTCAATTTTAGCAAACACTGCAAAGAACCATTCAGTGTTTGATGCATGGGCCGCGGCTTGGTATGCTTTTACACGACCATCAATACCTTCAATGTGATGTATTGTATTCTTATGTTCTAATGCTCCTGCTGGATCTTTTGTAATTGCTACATCTATTAGATGTGTGTACCAACGATTTGCTTCAGTCTCGCCGTTACTGATAAAACATATATCCAATGGTCGTGGTATAAAATCAGAACGTCCCGGAGACTTTTTATTAATATAAGGAAAGTCATATACCTGTTCAATTTGACGTTTACTAATATCACGAGGTATAACAGCCAAGCTATTGTCGCTGGTTAAACTTACAACCTCACGGTCTTTTTGCCTCCACAAACATATAGCACCATATACTTCGGAAGTGTAACGTATTGATGCCCCCATGTTAGGTAATAGATTATCTTGTTTCTGAAAAACGGCATATGGAAAATTGGACCAAACATAATTGTTAATTGTATCAACCATGTTATCAGTGGTGTATTCAACAACAGGCATTGGCCATCTTTTTAGTTCTTGTTCTAATGTATAATTAATAACGTTGAACCAATCCAGTATTTCTAAATCATACATCTGAGTTTTAAAACTCTCAACGTGTATATAAAAAGTATCTCCTCGTTTTTGTCCGTTACTAGGAAATACGTGTATCATTTCGTTTTGCCAAGGCTCAGGTTGCCAACTAAAATCAAAACGAGCATAGTCACAAATACTGTTGATGATCCAAATGTATTCATGTCCTTCGTGGTTGTTAATAATTCTTTTGAATGTATCCAGATAGTTGTCAACAAAACGTGTAACAGTTATATTATTGTGTTGACTTTGCAGTTTGTCAAGTTGAACTTGACTTTGTTCATTACCCCAATCAACATATACAATAGCATGTAGATCATCAGGTACAGTAACAGATTGTTCTTTAACAAAATTTAAATTTGGAAACTCCGTTATGGAGTTGGCCCATTGACTTGATCGTTGAAATTCAAACTTGTTAATTAAAAAAGTATCACTCCATTTTTGCCATTGGCTACCAAACACATGAGTCATATAACTTTGCCAACTCTCAGGACGCCAATCAAAATCAAATTCATCATATACATTTTCGCTACTAATAATCCAAAATCTATTGGTACTACTACGACTAACACATCTGCGTACTGTTTCCAACATTGAGTTGGCGTAGCGAATCTTTTGCATTCCAGGGTACTTTTCTAGTAGTTTTTCGTACCTTGCCTTAGCTAAACTATTGTTTTTATCTACGTAAAATACATCTATTTCTTTGAAGGTGCCAATGTCGTGTCCTGGAAAATAATCCATCAATTTAACTTCTGTAGCACCTTCAACAGTGTACATCAATCCGCTTGATTGTATATCACCAATTGGAAAATGGTATATGTACGGAGGATCAAGTACATTGGGTTTCCATGTAAAGTCAACTGTTGATTCATCAACATCGTCGGGTATTGTCCAACATTCTTTGCTTTCGTCTTGCGTACTTATAAAGTCTGCAATTTTAATTTGTTCACCCATTCCGTATGTAATGCCACCTGCACTTTGCCACTTAGTAGGAAAATGGTATGTGTATTCTGGATCTAATATGTTAGGATGCCAACTGGTATCAATTGACATGTCATTGGGAATATGCCAATTATCTAATACTGGAAATGCTGTTGCTATTTGTGCATCAACTAACTTAACTCCAGCAGTGCCAGAATACACAGGACCTCCTGCACTTTGGTGTTGTGTAGGAAAGTAATAACTGTAGTCAGGTTCATGTGGATCAGGATGCCAACTATAATCAAAATTTTCTGTATATTCAGTATTAATAAATTTTGATTTGTCTGACAAACGTGTTACAGTTTGATCTGTGCAGAAATGGTATTGCATTTCTTGTATACGTTTACTCACAAGATATACTTCGCCATCACGTTGCCATTGGCTGGCCCAACAATGTACATACTTTTCCATCCAAGGCTCTGGAACCACATGAAAGTTAAAGTTTGAGTAGTCATTACCGCCATATAAATAGAAACAATACCTAGTACGACTTAGTTTGATAGCTTCAGTTAAACTTGAAGCAGGCTTCTCAAACTCAAATAAACCAGGCTTAGGGCCAAAGTAAAAAACATCAAACATGTATAATATTCACTCTCATTATGAAAACATCTTCGCGTTAGCAAACCAACATTGGCCCGAAGGTGTTGTGTTAGTATATCCGTTTCCTTTTGGTTCTAGCACTGTTGAAAGCCTCGAATGGTTAAACAGTGGCGACGATGGCCCTGTATTGTTTTGCTATGATCAAGAACCTCTTATTCCAGGTTACAATGATCCGTTATTTGATTACGTTAGAGACTCATGGCCTAATAGACGTATAATATTACTTAACACTGAATACCACAGTGAGTCAAAAAACTATTTCAACGACAAGTACGGCTTTGAAGATTGCTATTACTTTTATCATGTATTTGCCGCACATGATTGGTTCCGCGGTTATCAATACTGTCCAGATATTATAGCACCAGTTGATCGAAAAGTCAAGAAGAAATTTATTACATTTAACCGAATTACAGGTAATGCTAGAAGTTATCGTAGTTTGCACGTTGCTGATTTAAAACGCAACAATCTATTACAACACGGAAATATCAGTTATAGTGTTGATTGTCCAGAACACGGAAACAACATTAAACAACTTGATTGGGCAGAAGATACTTACAAGTATGATTTTACCTGGGCTAAAAACGAACTAAAAGATTTAGAAGAGTTACGTATTGATACAGAATCATTGAGTCATATACCAAACGGAAGTATGGTACTTAGTGCAGTTAAACAATGCATGGAAAGTTTCTTGTTTGTTGTTACAGAGACTGAATTTTGGACTAACAAATGTCACTTAACAGAAAAGATATTCAAACCTATAATCAGCGAAATGCCATTTGTATTACTTGGTCCTCCGGGTAACTTGTTATACTTTAGAAGTCACGGATTTAAAACGTTCAATGACTGGTGGGACGAAAGTTACGATAATATAGTTGACCCTGTTGATCGTTTGTTGGCTGTTAATAAAGTTATTAAAGATATCTGTGCAATGCCACATAGTGAATTAGAATCTATGCTTAAAGATATGGCTCCTGCACTAAAGTCTAATAGACAAAAGTTTGAAAGTCAATGTTTTCTTAATTCTATGTGGGACGAATTAAAACACAATCTATTTAAGTAACTTCTTTGCTTTCTTTGTAGCCATATCCCATTTTAGTTTACTACATCGATCTTTGAATGTAATACCCATTAAATGATCAAACTCATGCAAGTAGCACCTGGCAGTATAACCAGTTAATGTTTCTGTTTGCAACTCAAGTTTTTCATTATAAAACTCAGCAATAACAGTTTTAGGTCTGGCAATCTTAACAAACACCATTGGAAAACTTAAACAACCTTCATAGTCTACTACAACCTCATCATCAGTTGTTTCGTCAATACGTATTGTTGGATTGATACACAATGTACTATTTTCTTTGCTGTCGCCAATAACAAACAAACGGTGATCAATTCCAACTTGATTAGCACTTAAACCCATGCCTTCATGTTGTACCATCAAGTCTACCATTTCGTTTTTCATTTGCCCAGGATCAAATCCTGGGTTATCAATATCCACTGCGGTTACTGCTTTCGCTAACCAAGGATCTGGTGCTAGTATTAATTCCATTATTGCCTTCCTGCCCAAAAGTCTCTGTTAAAATGTTGCTTTTCAGCAATCGTTGTTTTAGTTTCAAGTGGTTCAAGATCTTTATCAATATGTATACGTTCAACATCATAACCAATTGTACGTCCGTAGAAAACATTAGTAATATTTGGAACTTGAATTATTTCAATCATTTTAGGATAATCAACTTTGAGATCATCTTCGATTGTTTTTTTAATTTGTTCAAATGTGTAAGGATCTTTCTTGTGTGGTGCTCGCACCATTATAACAACTTGTTGAGCTTTGCTTGTTCTATACATTTCTGGAGTTTCGATTCTACCTTTATAGATCATAGAATCAAGTATAGCACGATGTCCTGGATCCCAAGGTTGAAATCTTCCTAAGAATTGAGCAGTGGGTCTACTCCAATCTTCAATACTCATTTTATTGTCCTCTTAACTGCAAACATCTATGCCGTATTGATCTTCAAAACGATCAGCATCAGCTCTAGTGTTTACTATTGGTTCACCTCTGATATTTAAACTGGTGTTTAGTAACATTGGGCATCCAGTTAGTATAAACCATTTTTCTAACATCTCTCTAATATGTTTAAACTCTGGCTCTTTACCTACAGTTTGTACTCTGCTTGAATTGTCAACATGACATATAGCAGGAAACTTTTTTGGAGATTTACATATTCCAACACTTTGCATATACGGACTATGAACCCAAGCCTTGGGCAAATCAAAATATGCTTGTGCTTGTTCTTCTAATATCATTGGAGCAAACGGCCTAAACTTTTGTCTACGTTTAATTTCGTTTACTCTATCTTTAATATCATCTCCTCTTGGATCTGCTAGTAAACTTCTATTGCCTAATGCTCGTGGTCCAAACTCTGCACGACCACTTGCTACACCTACAATTTGTTTTTCTAATAATAGATCAAGTAATTGGTCCACTGGATATTCACCCGGGATATCACAGCCCAAAAACGGACCTTGCCAGTTAAGTTTCTTTTTATAACTCAATGCCGCCGCACCTAAACTGCTACCTGCATCACCTGGGTTAGGCATAATCCAAATATTATCAAAACTATCAATTTTACTATTAGCGACACAATTGAGAGCAACACCACCCATTAATACCAAGTTGTTGCTGTAAAAACTATGCCTTGCTCTATTGCATAAACGAGTTACCAAGTGTTCAGTTATAGCTTGTACACTAGCCGCAAGATCAATATCCAATGCTCCTGGCAAATAATCTTCGTCAATACCAGCATGACAATTTTGTCTAAATGTAAAGTCTCGTGAGTTTAGAATAAAGTCGTTGTATATTGTATCAAAATGTTTATTCTCACCCCAAGCGGCCATGCCCATAAAAATATACTCTTCGTCCATTGGCTTTAAACCAACATGTTTTGTCATTGCACTATAGAATAATCCCAAACTATGAGGATAACCTTGCTTCCATATTTGACGGTATCGTGCAATGCCTTGGTTATCATACATTGCTCGCCATATACTAGCGGTTGTAAATTCGCCAATGGCATCTATTACAACTACTGTAGCAACATCATATGGTGATGTTTGAAACCCTGCGGCCGCATGTGATAAGTGATGATCATACTTATGAATTTTAGTGTTACACTGAAAAGGAACGCCTTGATTCTTTAATACATGCCTTACTGTAATGTTTGACCAATCAATTTTTTGGCCTGCATAACACTGTCTTACTTGTTTCTTAATTGGATCTTCGTAGTATGCAATAGTATCAATATCGTCAAAATCAACTTCGCTCAACAGCTCACGACATAAGTCTTTATCATTTTTATTTCTACTATATCTTTCGCTATGACTTGCAAATGAAATATTTCCTTGTTCGTCTACAACGCTTACTGCCGCATCATGAAATCCAGCTGATATTCCTAATATACTCATCAATAACCTTTGCTATTCTTTTGTGTCCAAGTTCTAAAGGATGACCTCCAGGACCTTTAACACAATTTCCTTGCCATTCTAGTATGCCGTCTTTAGGCCAACCAACAAAGAATCTTTTATCAATTTCTCTAAACTGAGCTTCAAGAAGTTGATAGTATTCGTCATAGTAACCTTGTAAACCAGCTACATTATACATTAGATAACGTTGATTACGATTTAGTAAAAATCCTTGCAATGCAATTATCTGATTAAACTGTTTTCGAAATCCCCAAGCGATATCATAACTATACTTATAATAGTCTGTTATCCAGTCTGGTTCTTTTTGTGTTCGAGCACGAATTGACATGAACTGCGAAGGTTCTGTATTTGGTAAATCAAGTGCTTCAAAACGACTTTGTTCCGGCCAACTTATTAATACTAAATCAAATGTTTCGTTGATTAAAGTTTCAATTGTTGTTCTAAAAACATAATCAGAACTAGCACCGCAAAGTCCTAGATTAACTACTTCGTCAAAGCCCAATAAGTTTTTCATTAGATATGGGTAGGCATCAACTTCTCTATTAGGAAGTTCATCTCCATATGTAAAACTATCACCAACGGTTAATAATCTACGTTTACTCATTTATAGATAAACGGATCCCGTTTGCGTAATTCTTTAAGTTTTTTGCGATATGCAATCTCTAATTTCACACGGTTAATTAAACTCTTAAACCATTTGATCATTGAAAAACTCCTGCATTAGGTTTGCGGCTGATTTATGTGCATCTTCTAAGGGGTGTGTAGTGCCTACCTTGTATTTATTCTCTAGTGCCCACTGGTAAAAACCTCTAGGGTTCTGAGTTTCACCATTCTTTGTTCCTTCTGGAAACCAAAACCATTTGTTCATATCTATTAGATTGTACAAAGTTTTGATTGACACATCGGCATTTTCTATTGTATAATTGTATAATATACAGTTGTCAGCACAGGTAAACATGTAGGGAATACTATTAGATTTTAAGTAGTTTTGTAAGTACACTATTTCTTTTAGTGTGCTATATATTTCCCAGTATTCACTGCTACCAACATGTTTATAGAATGTTTGAGCAAAGCCAGCAACACCTGTCTCGTTTGCTCTTTTAATAGTATCTTGTTGAGCCGTTAGAATACCATCATCTTGGGTATGGAACTCTTTTTCAATTGAAGATAAGTCACTTTCAATTGTCCACGAGTTAATTGAATACCAATGCCCTGTACGTTGTTTGGTATCGTAATTGAAACGAAACTCATAGCGTCCTGGAAATGTCCAACTAACTATAGCAAACTTATCTTTTGTTAATGACTCTAATGCATTAATTGTTTGTCTAGCGATTGCTTCGTTGCTATTGCCAGGTGTTGCTACATTTATATAATTGGTATATTGTTGACTAACCAACTTTGTAAAATTATTATCAGAGTGTTCTAGTTCACTTCCTGCAACAAAACTATCACCCCCGGCTACTATAATCATAACCTGGTTTTAACCTTTCAATTTGTACGTCATAATAATCCTTGTCTGTCCAGCAATAATCAAAATCACATGAAGCCTCAAGTGTTTCAATTTTTACAATGTCTAAGTGTTCGCCAATGATCTCCCACACTGTTTCAGGATTGTCTGTACCAAAACTACCTACTAGATCAACTTGTCCAACTGAATGATATCCATAGTTGTATTGTGTGTCATTGTGATTAAAACCATTACGCTCTAACCAATCTGCATATTCATCCATTCGTTGCTTGTGCCACGGATATTCACCAGCATAGGTAATATCACGTGACCATTCAATGTCAAACTCGCCACTGTAGTAACGCAAATGAGTAATCTCTTCACACATTGCGTCTGTTAAATCAGGTGCGCCTTCATCAACGAACACTTCATATAATGTTTTTCCTACTTGAGTCCAGTGTTGGTAAACAGTACCAAAGGTACGATCATATCTTTCCTTGTTGAATGTCCGCTTATGCTCGTCGGGATAATCAAATCTAGGAGCATTTAAAAATGTTGTGATCTGAGACGGACGCATCCACTGCGGTGCCTCAATTTGTTTCTTCTGGCTCAGCATTAATGATTCTGCTTCGTGACACAAATTGTTTAACTGTCTAATAGCAAACTTAGTTTCGTGATTTGCTTTTTTATACCAGTCACTCAATCCCCATGCACTACCTTGTAGTACTTCAAAATGATTATGCAATCTGTTCATAATATCCTGATTTGGGTTCATGCCATCTCTCAATGTTTTTGGTGTAAATATTTCTCTTATTATATACTCCTTGTTAAAAAAATCATTGATAGTATTTTTGACCCACTGTAACTCTTTACATATGAAGTTAATATCTCTAGCAGTATTAGGAAAACCCAAGAATAAAAAGTTCTTTTCTAAGTAGGAATCATTTATTAATAATCCATTTAATGCACCTAGCCAGTTACGTCCCATTATAGTTTGCTCAACGTCAATATGAAAATCAACTGTTTTACTTTTGTTAACTGGATTTCTTAATACTACTTTAACTTCTCGTGTCATATTTCTAACCACCAATCTAATATATCATGCCGTGAAGATAGAATATCTGTCATCGTCAGATCTTGTGTTCTAATTTGTTCTAATTTTAATATACGTGCTTTGCCTTTTTGTAGTCCTGCTTCATACTGATCTGGCCATTGTTCTGCAAATGTTGGTCTATTCTTTAGTTGTACTAGCACATCTTTTAACGCACCATCAACTGAAGGAATAAGTTCATCTAACCATTTATCCAACAGGTTACGAGGCAATGCCAATGGCGACATTACAATGTCAGGACTAAAACTAAAGATTACTTTAGCAAGTATTCCTACACCTAATCTTTTTGCGAGTTCTTGTATTTTTTGGACTTCAAAGAGTCCTGGTAAGGTAAGAGTGAAGTCAATACGAATTTGGCGCGAGTGGTTGCTGACCTCAACTCCTTTATTGAAGTTTTCAAGCCACTGGTCAAAATTGAGACCTGTTCGAATATACTCTCCAATTCGTCCCGTGCCATCGAGGCTTGCACATATTTGCCAATCACGTAGCCTAGCCAAAATATCAGTATAAAGATTAGTGCCAGAATAACTAATCCTAGATAAGTTAGTGTTATATCTTGCATAAACATTTGGTCCATCTCCTAGCTCTATAATTCTCTTCATATACCTCCAATGCTGTTCATACATTAAAGGTTCGCCACCTACCCAGTAGACTTCTTCTACGCGGTGACTTTCAACTGCTTCAGCAAACTCCTGTTCTATCTGAGTTGACTGAAATTTTTCTATTTGTTTTTTGAGATTAGGTCGCATCCAGTTGTTCTTAGGATCTTCCCAATTTATCATATTATGCTTACGTTGCTCGGCTTCCCAACTTGAACTGAGCATATCACCACACATACGACATTTGAAGTTGCATAGGTTTGAAAACCTATAATCCCAACTAACTGGCTTTAAACGGGTCGTACCATCAGGATCGGTGTGATCCCATATACTATCATATTTATGTCCAAATAGGTTATTAAAATAACTTCTGTAAACATCTGTGTTTAATAACTTGTTAGTACAAACTTCACATTCACTAAGTTCTTCACCAGACATCATTCTACGCCTAACACTTTTCATGTGTTCGCTGTTCCAGTGTTCGTCTAGTGTGGTAGGTTTATATTCACCTGTTCCTGAGTCTGTATCAATATACTGCTCAAAGTTCTGTGCTGGTTCTCTACTAGCACAACAAAGTCTGCGTTCTGTTTGCGGACTTAGGTAGGTATGTGTCCACGGAGCCATACACAAATTTTCAGGTTTTTTGTCTGGTTTTATCATATTAAAAATTTACATATAAAGATTTTCGAATAACATTGTTAGGAACTTTACCTTTCATGCCGTGTTGTATTGTGTGCGAATTTAATAACATTAGTCCAGTATTTACTTCATAGTCAACTTCGTACTTGATATCATTTTCATACCAGTAAGTACCCATTGATTCACTGTTACTTTCTTCTCCTAAGTACAACATAATAATATTACAAACACTATTAGGATCATCAGTATGCATTGCGTTTTCATAGCCAGCATGATCAAACCATATTTCAACACCACGCACCTTTTGCTTGTCAATATCAAGGCTAGAAAATCTACCTGCTATTTCATTGCGTACAATACTATCACGATCAATATCTAACCACCACAACTCTCTGTAGCCTCCAAGATGCCATGTTTCAGTAATAGGGTCAAATTGCGTTGTATGATTAAACAACTTATTTTTAACACCATTGGGGATATTGTGTTTTAACTTGTATCCGTTTGTGGATATTTGTTGTACCTCACGTATCACTGTAACCCATTGCCTTTGCTATTTGTGTATGTGTTTCTAAAAAGTTTTCTTTACGATATGTATCTGTTTGTTTCATTAATCTAACAAAGTCTTTACCATTACTGCTAGGTCCATTGTCAATAAACTTTATTAGTTTATCAATTTCATTTTTATCGTGTGGATGAAATTGATCTTGTTTTAAACGATTGGTTACTATTTGTTTTGCTTCTATTGTCATTTCACCAATGTTTTGGTGGCGCGGATCATGTAACATATTAAAGTGATGATAATCAAAGTCCTGTGTACGCATCCAGTCACATAAATCTTTCAAGTAGTAGACATTCTGAATATTTACAGTTAAACAAATCTGTAACTTAATATTGTTATTCTGATCACGCAAGTCTCTAAAACGTTTTATATTTTCGCATACTTCGTCCCAGCGAGCTCCAAAACGTTCGTACTCAAATCGTTTGCCTACGTTATCAATACTAAATGCAATCTCAACATACTTAAACTCTTTCCATAAATGTACAAACTCTTCTGGATATTGTGTGCCGTTGGTATTGTAATGTATTTCAATATCTTTTGCAAAGCCGCCGTCAACTGCTTGTTGTAGCAATTGAAAGTGTTCTTTGATCATAAAAGGTTCACCACCTGTAAACTCAAAGTATTTTATGTTAGGCAGTAAGTCAATCATGTTCTCCCAAAATACTTCAGACTCACGAGGCCACTTGCCATCTTTAAGCCACTTGTATGCAATATGATCCTTGGCATTTCTATTTTTGTATTTGCGTATATAATCAATTTCTTCTCTTGCCCATTTACTGCTTGACCAACTTCCACATATACGACATTTAAGATTACAAATGTTTCCAAGTTTTAGATCAATAAACCATAAACTGTCAGGATTGGTGTCAGAAAAATCTATCAACGGGCGTTCATGTTTGAAACGCACATCTGTGTTCATGCGTTTGCTTGTGCGTCCTGCATCTTCTTCATCCCAACAGCGACTACATGTTTTAGGTTTTTCTCCACGCAAAAACTGTTCACGTAAATCAACCATGTATTCGCTTTTATATATTTCTTCAAGTGTATTTTCTCGTAGTGCATACTTTGTACCATCTGGTTTTGTAATTTCGTCCATTGCTAAACAACAAGGTCGACTGGTACCCATTGGTGTTGTTTCCATACTAACCCAAGGTAACATACATATTGTCTTGGAATTATTATCCACGTGCCGACTCCAACTCCGGAAATGTTTTCCAAAAATCTTCGTTGCGTATGCGATCTAACTTTGTAATTTCTTCTTCAAACCTTGGCCATTCTTTTGATCCATCGTTGCTCATCATAAAGTTAATAGCACTTTCAAATCCTGTTGTTGCTCTACGTAACTTATCTTGTGGATCTAACCATTCAATGTGTTTGCGATATGCAGGTTCAATAACTTCTTTTTTAAACTTCTCTGGAAAAATATCAATACGATACCATTCAGGACTTTGACAAATATTAACATTAAAATCCTGTGGTTGAATAAACCCTTTTTCAACCCAGTCTTTGTGAAAGTCTAGTACATGTAAAACGTTTTGACTAGTGACTGTAGCACTAACATAAAAGTCAACATGTGGCACTTCAGCCATCATACGTACTCTGTTTTCTTCAGTCTGTTTCCAATCTGCACCTTTGCGTATTAGCTCTGCTTGTGGACCCATGCCATCAAGACTAGCACCAACATTTACTGTTTTAAACTGTTTCCAATAATCAAATACATGCTTTTTCTTGTAACGCATTTCACTAAAGTTTGTATTGTATACCAAACGCACATCAGTCTTGCCTAGTTCAATTAAACGCTCAAGCAAGTAATAATGCTCCTTCATAATCAAAGGTTCACCACCTGCAAAATATACTTGTTCTAAATACGGAATATGTTCTTCCATTTGATTCAGCATTCCGTCTTCATCGCCAGTTGTGTACTCTACTCTGGCCATGTCTCTTTTAAGCACATCAGGTACTCTTCCGTACAGTTTTACATGATCGTTGAACCAGTTACTGCTAAAAATAGGACCACAAGAACGGCATTTAAAGTTACATAGGTTACTGAAGCGTATATCCCAATAACGCAACTTAAACTCAGGATGTTCGCCATCTTCTGTTGTTTGATTTACTTCTTCGATCAAATGTCCGTAGTTTCTATTAGCATCATTTCGCATACTAAAGAAACCGTTTTGTTCTTGTTCATAGCATTTAGTACATTCTTTACATGGCTTGTCTTCAAGCATGTTTTTACGCATTGTTTTATACGCATCTTGATTCCATACTTCACGCATTGTGTCTTTGCGTAAGTCTCCAATTGGATGCCAGTAATCACCTAAACAACAAGGATACACTCTACCATCTGGAAAGGCATGCATGTGAACCCAAGGCAACATACAAAAGTTATCCTCTTTGACAAGTCTGCTAAGTTGCTTGTCTGTTAAATCTTCAGGCTTGACAAAGTGCGGAGTTCTTTCGTTATAATCATATTTTTCATAAAAGTCTTTTTTACTTGAGTCCATTGTACCACTCCGCTAAGGTTGGAAACGTAGCGGTAAAGTCTTTACCTCTGCGTTGGTCGTATTGTGAATAAAATTGTTTAAAATCGTTGTGAAGTTTAGGCATTTCAAATGTTTCTCTATGTGGAGTTTTAACAACATCTAAGTAATCAATTAAACGCTGTACATGATTAATTTCGTGTTCATGTAACATTGCATGGTTACGAAAATTAGATAACCAATCTTGTAATCTTTGCTTGTGATGTTCCCTAATCTCGTCAGGTAACACAAGAGGTGATTGGAAACTTGGAAAGCGTAAAATATTGAGTGTAAAGTTTGGAAAGTCTCTGCCAAACTTTGATTTCCATTCTAGCATCCACGTTAAGAACTCAGGTAAACTTTCTAAGCATAATGCATTAATGGTATTCATTACATGCAATCCTCGTAGTTTACCACTTCGTATCAGTAGCTCTACGTTTGCTGTCCATTGTTTCCATTCTAATCCATCACGTATATATTCGGCTTGTAGACCCATACTCTCGTTGCTGGTATATAAGTCTAATTCAAGATGTTCTGCCGCATCAAGCAATTTCTCAACTTTTTCGCTTTCAAATCCCAAGTTGCTGTTAATAGCAATTCGAGTTTTTGACTTACCTTTGTTTTCTTTAAACCAATCAAACAGGTCCCATGTGTGACCGCTCATCAACGGCTCTCCGCCAGTGATACGTAATTCTTGTAATGTTTCGTGCAAGTCACTTTCCCACCATTTGAAAAATGCTTCAACGTATGGGTTGGTTTCGGAATACTTGTACAAACTTGCTTCGTTGTGTTCATGTGTAAAGTGATTACGACCATCGCTTTCTAGACCGGCATATGCTCCATTCTTTTTAATATCTTTAACCCATGTAGTACTGAACGCTGGGTTACAATAACTACATGCAAACTGACAAGTTCTATCAAAAGCAATTTCAAGTGTACGCAAGTTAACATCATCTTCCGGAGGTGTATTGTATGCATCTTGTAATAATTTGTCACTGTAGATTACACTTTTGTAAACTCTATCACTGATATTATCTCGTTTAATATCTTCAATCTTCCAGCAGTATTCGCAACCTTTGGGCCTTACACCTGTGAGCATATCAGCACGATCTTGTTTCTTTTGTGAACTGTTGTGCAATGCTCTTGGATTAAATTTAACTTCATCAACATCAACTTTGTGTGCTGGTGGATGATGACAACTTGTAGTCATACCACTGCCTAACCATATAGTAGCATTATACCATTTGGCTCCACAAAAACTTGCACTCTTTGGATCAAGAATTCTTTTTCTAAATTCTAAATCTGTTTCATTAACTAACTTAGGCAAAGTGTTCCTCCATTTCGGATATATAGTTTACTATCTTTGTGCCACGATGTCTATCTCTAATAGTAATCATATCTAAAAATTCTTTCCAGTTTTCTTCATTGGAGTTATCCAATGTATTGATAATTCCTTCTAAACCATTTTGTGCTTCGTAGTCAACAGCACGAAGTCTATCTTGTGCAAGTTGAGCTAATTCTTTTGGCAAACATACAGGTGCCAGATAATGAGGCTTTGTTAATATATCAAACTGTACAAAAAGCTCTTCCTGTTCAGCCCACTCTAATAATCTATCAATATATAATACATTTAAATTTTGTACGACTGTGTTTACAAAAATATTAGCATCGGGTATTTGACGCATCAACTCTATATTATTAGTTATAACATTCCATTTACTTGGATATCTTATGTAATGATTAAGTTCTGCATATCCGTCAATACTTAAACACATCTTAATGTCGTGTGCTGACAATACATCAACCCAACTTTGATCAAATTTAGTTCCATTTGTTGCAATCATTATTTCTTTACGTTGTGTCAATGATGAAAGAATATCGCGAACCCAAGGCAACATAAACGGTTCGCCTCCTCTTAGAATAAAACTATCACAGTGTTCCATTATTTCAAGTATCTTGTAATTGTCTTTTTCATTCCAATCGTATTTCTTCTGATCCCATACCTTGTCAAACAGTTTGTTTTCTTCAACTAAAAATTGACTACTAGATTGCGGATTACACATCAAGCATTTCAAGTTACATAAATTTGATAACTGTATTTCCCAATCCAGTGGCTGTTCTGTTTGTTCTGTTATGTCACTCCAACGTTCATTGCTGTACTGTCGAAAACTTTTTGATCCTTGCTCCTCTTGTTTATAACAACGAACACATTCATCACTGTGTTCATTGTTCTTTATACGCTTTCTTAGATCATTGAGATAATCGCTATTCCACCACTCGTCAACAGAGTGTGTTTTCATATTAAAATCTGTTGTAACAAAACTACGACAACAAGGCATAAAACGTCCTTGGGTGTCTACTAGACTATGCATAAACGGACGCACACAAAATTTATCGTTATCTTTGAGCATAATATCTACACTGTTTCCAAAACTCTTCCATCTCAGGAAATGTTGCTAAAAAGTTTGTGTCTCTGCGTTTATCGTGTTCAGTAAAGAACCTATAAAAGTCTGCACGATTGTTTTGCAAATATTGTTCAGGTAATTCATCTCCTTTACGCATCCACGCTATATCTCTACGCATACGCTGTACTTCATAATCTTTAAATCCGTGGAATGGATCGTCTTTGGTTTCTAAGTTTCGTTCCATCCAATTTGCAACTTCTTCTAATTTTTCAGCATAAGGCCATGGCAATATCTGTAGACTTTGCCAAGTTGGTTGACGCAACAATGGTGTATCAAACCATATACGCTGATAAGTTGAACTAAACGCTTTACGTAAATCAAGTATCCATTCTAACTGCTTTTTAATTCCACTCACACTCAAGTTATTCATTGTAATAATAAATGTTAAACTATTACGCTCGGGCACCTCTCCTAAATACCTATATACATTATGATGCATACGAGTCCATTGAAGTCCGTGCCTAATATATTCTGCTTGTTCTGGCACACCAGTGTCAAGGCTAACATATTGCATAAAATGTTCTATTTGTGTTTTACATAACTTTTTTACGTAACCAATATACTTTTCAAACAGTTTATCTTCAACACTGAAGTTGCTTGTTACATTTAGATGTAACTCTGGATTTGGTAATGCTAGTACATAATCAAACACACGATATGTATTGTTATCCATCAACGGTTCACCACCAGTCATACGGAAATGTTTTAGGTGTGGGTATAACGAGGGCCACCATTCCCAAAACGCATCAACATATGGATTTTCTTCTCTGTGTGGAATTGGTCTATTACGCCCAACAAAATGTTCAGGTGCATTATGCGGAACACTAGTAGGATATGCTCCTACTTTTTTAGTTTCCTTCATCCATGTGCTACTAAATTGTGGACTGCAATACGAACAGGCCAAGTTACATGCATTATTAAAATTAACTTCAACGTAACTAGGTTTCCAGTCTTCGTCACCAGTACTGTTTTTAATTGCTTCGTAATCACTGGCCGCCCAAGGTTCTCCACTGCGATAATGTCTATCGCTTAGGTTACCTGAATCCTCAATGTTCCAGCAATACTGACACTCTGGAGGACGTTCACCTTTGAGCATCATTTTACGCTGTTCTTTTTTGTGTTCTGTATTGTGCAATGCATTAGGATCGAGTTTTACTTTCTCGCGATCCATTTGATGCAACGGAGGATGATAGCAACTATTATTCAGCCCTGTTGGTAAATGAAAACTTACTTGTTTCCATTTTGCTAAACACAAGCCGTGGCCAAGATTATCTTTCATAAACTCGGCACTAGCCATAAACTTACTTTTATTACCTACGGATTCGTCACCCTTGTTCATTTACCATCCCATCATAAATCGAGTTTCTTCAGGTACCATTTCTATTGTAAACGGTGGATCAAATGTTGTGTTAACAATAACACTCAACACTTCTGGTGCATACCCTGCTTGTTGTATATCACTAACAATTTGATCTGCAAACGGACAGAATGCACTTGTTAATGTGTGCGTGATTGTAACTTCGTATTCGCTTTGATCTATCGCAATATCGTATATCAATCCTAAATCATATACATTACAACTTATTTCTGGATCAAAAACTTTACGTAAGTTTTCAATAACAATATCTTTATCTATTGCCATTTTACCAACCCTCTATTCTGCGAATAACATCAATTTCTTTTGTCATTAGCTCTAAGTTTTTATGACCAGTTGCATAGTGATATTTAAAGAAAGCACTTTGTTCTGCATCAAGTTCAACAATATTTAATGCTAATCTATTATTAAGTAATTCTGTAATAGTTTCCATGTCATTATGATTTCCTATTGCAGTAACTTCGAGGTATTCTTCATGTAAGTATGCAAGTTTATCAAAGTCTTGTACTTGAGTAAAATCCCAATCCGACAACATTGTTTTGTATGTGCCGTACCGAGCTCCGTTGATTGCTTCTTCTCCGTGTTCAACATCACGACCAATTGTTTGCCAAATCTGCAAGTGATCTAGATTACGTTTCTTTGCGTTATCATCGAACTCTTGCAGACTTGGCTTGCGTCCACGATCTAAGCACATTTTAACACCTTCGCGAAAACCAGCCCTCCAGGCATGATATTGACTTCCGTTAGGATATGTAGTGCTATAGCAGTTGTGCATAGGGTAGTAAGTTTCCTCGAAACAAAACTCTACAGCCGTTTCGTGACTCCCGTCACTTGCTTCGTGGGTTCGCATATTGTTAACAAAGCCTTTGCTCCAGACACTCATGCCACCATTACCATACATTAATCCATTAATGTGGTTACGTGCTTTCCATCTAAAAGCAGAGTCTTCGCCAGGCGTTTCAATTTGTAAATTAAAAAACTCTGGATCTGGAATATTATCGCCATCAATTAAAACAAAAAAGTTAGTGTCACTTGCATCAGCACACGCCTTATGAGCCGCATCTGATCCTTTAACGTTATCTACTCGTTTTGCCCATGGAACAATATTCTGTATTTGTAGCCAGAATTCTTCTTTCTGAGGTTCGTCATAACTTAAATAGATGCAGTCTAAATCTGCAACATCAGTGATTTTCAAATCCATAGTATTGCCCTTCTCCGGAGTTAATTAATATACCAGCATGATTCTTAGCAGACTTATACGAACTGATTTTACATTTTTGTAATAACATTTGATCAGGATTATCTGTTGCACGAGTAAGTTTTCCATTGACTACTCTTAGGCGTGTATACTCAGGTCTATCGTACATTGCTTTATTGATACGAATAAATCTACCAGGAACCTCTTCATTGACTGTTATCCTAATAGGCATTCCTGCCTCATCATAGTATAACCTGTAGATAAAATCCATTATTTTAAAATCCATAGCAGAGTTAATCCCACTGTAAGGAATGCAAGTAAATGCCATATCTTAAGTTTAGGATACACAACGTGGCCTTTGTTTTCGTCTTGTAAATCATCCCATATGTTTTTCATAGTCTTGTATTAACTCCTTAACTTTAAATTTTTTATCATGATAATGTACTGGTTGAAGTTGTTGTACGTTATTAATACGCAATTCATTTAATTCATTTTCAACCAGCACACTATCAAATATTTGTGTACTCTCAGCCCAACCTTGTATACCCGGTTTCATATGTGCAAATGTAAAGAAATCTAAGCTAGGAACATAAGGCTCAATTTCTAACATTGCTGATACAATACTGTAAACAACATCAGTTGTAGGATTTTCATCACGTATATTAGTAAGTGCAAAATCACGCACTTCAGTCCAGTTACGATATACGTCACGAGCTAGGGTAAAAAACTCTGTTGCTTCGCGACTGTACCGGAAATACATCATACCATTATATACATCAGGTAAATTATTATCACTGAATAACTTACGATAGCGATTGCCTGTGTATAAACGTTGTTGCAGATCTACTACTCCATGACTTAAAACTACATTTCTTAATCTAAGTGCTGGCCACCAATGGGAGATATTCCTTGGAAACAGCAAATCAGATTCAAGTTTGATGGTCTCTTTAAACGGCGTTAACCAGAATGATTGCCATTCGTTGGCCAACTTCCATTCATCATTTTCAGCTTCATCAATTTCTAGGGTAATAACGTAGTCGAACGCACGGCGTTGAGTGTCTGTTATTTGAGACTTAGTAAACTCGTCAACTATGACAGCATATAGACTGTCGGGCTGAGTTACCTTTATATTTAGCGCCTGAAGGTAGGCCAGCTCTAAATAATCCACATCATTTGTGTTCTGTGCAATAGTTAGAAATCCTCTTTGAGCACAATGTGGTTGTTTACGCATTTAATACCTCTTCAAACTCTATACTTTGTAGATATTGTTTGTCGTGGAAATGCAAAGATATGTATGGTAAAACATATGCTCCGTCGTCTGTAATAACTTTGATCCAATCGTCTATAATAATTTGGTTAACTTTGCCTTGAATAGTTTGTATACTCCACGGTATTTTAGTAGAAGTATCTTCAACATAACCATTTACTAACCTATCTGCAATAGTAAAAGCGGCATCATTGCGAAAATTACTTGTCTGTAATTTATACAATGCACGATAATAAGGATAGTTGTTTTGTATCATTTTAGCAAACTCAAATAAATCCTTTGACTTCTGTGTCTTATTAAATACAATTACTGTAGCCCATAACATAGGACCAATCGATAACTGTCCAAGAGTATCAACCAAGTTTTCTTTGTTAACATAAGTGTTCTTGTCTACTATAGCATAATCTTGTACAGTGTCAAGTACTTTGAGTAAATTACTATCAAATATTAGATAATCGCCGTCAACTAATATAGTTTGATCATATGGAGATAAGTCGTATGCTTCACACCTTCCGGTATTTTGCCATTCGACTATTTCATTGTCCACTCTTCTTTTATTACTTGACTTTGTACCACTTACAATAGTTGTTGGCAATCCAAGATACTTTTTAATTAGTTTAGCATTAATTTTTGCAATCTTTATATAATCAATTTCTTTTGTATTAGTTGCAAATATTAATACACCTTTAGACTTTTCTGACACGTTTTAGTTCCTGGTGTTGAGTATGCCAATCATTCATTACTGCTTGGTAACGTTGATTGGCTAACTCTAATAATTCATAACGTTTAATAGCAATAGGATTATTATACGTATCTTCGAGGAACATGTCTTCGTCGTTCCAGGTTGACAAAAAAGAAATTAGTTCAGGTGTGATATAAAACAGTCCACCATTATAGGTTACATGTAACTCTGTAACCATTTTTTCTCTAAGTGCTTTTTTATTTGTTTGGAATTTAGTAGCTGACTTAACACGTTCTACTATATCAGTCATATTATTTTCCTTGAACTTTTCTTACATTCTCTATAAAGGTAATTGCATCCTCTACGGTATGAAAATTTTCAGCATCGCTATCATCTATTTCAATCTGAAATTCTTCTTCAAATGCCATAGCCAACTCAATGGTATCCAGGCTATCGGCCCCCAGATCATCAACAAAGTCTGAATTTAAATATATATTTTGTTCTTCAACACCTAGGTGTTCTTCTAAGATATTGATTATTCTAGGTAAAGTGTCTTCGTAAACCATGTAATACTCCTAAACGAAAGTTGCTAGTAGTATATAACAAAAAACCCACTCTGTCAAGTGGGTTTTTCTTTTTTTGGTTTAATTAGTGGAAATTTATTAACCTGGAGTAATGGATCCCCATGTATTTGCTAAATTAGTTGTTTCTGGTGGGCGAACAGTAAGAGAAGTAACAACATTTACACTAACCGCATCATCAAATCCATCAGCGGCTGTATCAGTTAATTCTACAGTCAATGTTACAATCTGACCAACGTCTGCGTTAGAACCTTGTACACCATTTGTATGGATTTTAACTTGTACATCGTTGTTGTTATAGTCTGCTGTACCTGTGGCACCGAATAGTCTTAGAATTGATGCGGCGCTTGTGCCTGCATTCCAATATCCTAATGCTGTATTAGATGAGTTTAATGTACCACCTGTTCCTGTACGACTGTTAGTTTGACCGCCAATGACAATAGTTCCAATGTGGCCTAGTAATGTAACCCAGTCACCACTTTTTGATGTACTGTTTTGATTAGTTGATGAAAAGTTCCAAATTAGTTTACCACCTGCGTTAAAGAAATAACGTGCTTGGTCCGCACTAGCGAATGTTGCTGTACGTGTAAAACTTTGTGTTCCAGTATTAGTTGTATAGTTGTATGTTGAACTGCCTGTTGCAGTTGCATCAGATCCGTTTGAATTTGCATCTAAACGATTGTTCATTCCGTCTGTAATCTTAGAACTTAGTGTGCTTAGGAAAGCAATGTTACTTCCTGCTGTCGGAGCACTAATTCCTGATCCAGATCCTGCTTGGTGTGTTAGGATAGAATCAAGTCTAGCAATCAATGTAGCCCATTGCGTTGCTGTTACGGTTTCAACTCCAACTGTTGATAGTGTTGATGTTTGGCCGTATCCTTTGTTTCCTGTTCCGACACCCCAAACTGTGTTAATGTTCGCAGTTGTATGCGTTACAGACGCACCACCTTGTGCGAATGTATTGTAATCAACCGCTTGGATTAATCCACCTTGGCTATATGTCATTTTGTTTTTACCCTATAATTATGATGTTAATTTAACAATGGCTTCGACTTGGCCTTCCTCGTCTGTCCATTTATCTTCTAAAGAACGTCCGATGACGTTCCAAGGGGTAATTTCATCTTTAGTAGCGGATCTAGCACGGCCATCACCTGCACTCACTAATCTGTCACCCTTATTGACTGTTCCAACTACTGTTACCGGAACTCTTCCACTAACTGCAATCGCTGGATGCGTTTCATCGTCTCCGGCACCACTATTCATTAAGTATGCCGCTCTACTACTTACCACGCCAAAGACATCGTCTGATAAATCATTGGCCACTTTGGTAATTTCTTCTGCTCCACCTAGTGCAACAACTGTTCCAGGAGCATAACTGCCATCACTGGCAAAACGCTCCGCCAAGTCAGCGTATTGTGCTTGGGTTGAAGTTCCATTAAATGTGGAAGCATAAATTGTGTTAAATTTGTGTGTAGCATTACCTAAACTAAATGAGTTTCCTGTTGAAACTCTAATACTACCTGTAATTTCATTTGTACCGTCATGTTTTAGTAATGACGCTAACTGTGTTTGAATATCTGAAATGCTACTACCTGAACCAGCAATAGCGTTTGTTAATGTAGTAATTTCACCATCAACATAACCTTTAGTCGCAATACCATTTGTAGTTGTTGGAACACCAACTGGAACTTCTGCACGGCCTGCGCCTGTTAATGAAAGTACTTTGGTGTTAACGTTGCTTGATTTAACATAAAAATCAAGATCATTTCCGTTTGTTACACTAGTAACGTTACTAGCACCCGATGTAACAGTTAAACTCATATCGTTACTTGAACCAATGTTTAGTCCGCTGTTATTCTGAATTGATTGTGCGGCTGTAAATGCTGTGGTTCCTGCTAGTGTAGCATATGCTGTTGCCGCAACACCGTTAAGTGAAGTAGCGTTATCTGCATCGCCCCAATATTTAAGTCCTGAAATTGCTGTACTTAAATTAAAGCCTGGTTTGATTGTAGTGAAACCTGGAGCAGAACCTGCTGTTAATGGAGTAAACTCTGCATCTCTACTTAGTATACTAGTTAATTGGTTATTAACGAAGAACTTAACAACAACGTGAGTAGCGTTACTAACTGTGTTATCAGCAATAATATCTGCTACTGCACCTGTTTGTCCTGATGTTGCTGTAAATGCTGGGCCAATTGTTACAAAGCTAGTTCCGGAGTAAACTTTAAGCTGAGTATTTGTGGTATCCCACCATAAATCGCCAACAACTGGATCAGCTGGGGCGGATGAACTACTAATTGAACTCGAAATAACTTTCCAAGCACTTCCTGTGAACACTTTAAGTAGTTTGTTAGCACTATCATACCAAAGTTGTCCAGTAAGTGGATCATCTGGGGCGGCAGAGTTTGAAAAGTTCTCTAATATTTTGACAAAGTTCTGGTTAAGGAAAGCACCGTAACCTGAATAGTTTTTTCCGATTAGTACAAGACTTGTGGTTGTTTCGTCAGTCAACCCGTCTGCTAAGTTAATTAGCGTAGTACCATCTGTTTTGGTAATTGTATATGGCATTTACATGTTCTCCGTACAAGTATATTTCACTTTATATGTTTTATTTATCAACATCGTAGTCTTACTGATCAACGACAAACCAAAAATCTCCATCAACTCCAGTAGCACTATCTGGCGTTTCTGTGGAAACAAATTTCTTAGATCCATGCCATTTTTCATCATTGATAATTGCCTGCGTAACAAACTCTGTATTTGCAATCTGCTGATCGCTTTGGTTTGCTGTTGCAGTAGGCGTTAATGGTTGACCTGCAAGTTGAGGTGATGCAAGAGGTGCTTTTGGTGTGATTTGAGCTATTACCTCAGATCTTACTTCGTTGTCTCTATTTTGTGCCCAGTTTTGTATTTCTGCTATAACTTGAGCTTTGATTGCTTGAACATAAGCCGTTGTTGCTAACTTTTGACTGTTATCAGTTAGGTTTGGTGTTGCGGCTTGTGGTGTCCCAATGAACACTGGGGCATTCAATGGTGCTTTAGTATTCAATACTGTATTGATTGTTGATATATCTGCTGTATGACCTGATATAGTAGTTTCAGCTGAAATCAATCGAGTATTAATTCTACTAATAGTATTGTTTAATTCATCTTTAGCAGTGTTAATTGCTGTTGTATAATCTGCTGTAATATCACTTCTAACACTTGTAACATATCCTCTATGAGCAACTCCTTGCTCAGTTGAAGGTTGTGTACCAGCAAAACTTGGACCCACTTGGATTTCTCCTGTGTTTCCTTGAATAGTCATTGCTCTAGTTCGTGTTCCATTAAAATTAATAAAGAATTCAAAATCAGCATTTAATTGTTCGTTATCAAAACTTATGCTTTTAATATTTTGATCAGTGTATATTCTACCGTGTGTAGTTCCACCAGATGCAATCTTTAATCCTTGAGATCCATTGATTGTTACATTGGCATTGATTGTGCTATCTTGATTCTTTCTAACATATTCAGTTGCTAGTTGATTTCCCAATTTGGTTGAATCTTCGCTTATGCCGTGGAAATGAAAGTTTGGTGTTGATTTGTTAATATTAATTCCGTTTTTAATAGTATCAAATCCAACTAGTGCTGGTTGAGGAACAAATTCAGCATCTTGGTTAATAATTGCGGCAATAGTGCCGCCTGTAACTATTTTAAGAACAACGTGTGGAATAGTATTGTTGTCAGGTACAATAAAAGGTATACATCCTGACTCGCCCCAGTTCTTTTCATAATCTGGACCAATAACTTTAAAGCCTGATCCGCTGTATACTTTTAATTGATCTTTACCTGTGTCCCACCAAAAATCACCAACTGCTGGGTTTGCTGGTGTTTCAAGTGATATACTTTCAGATGCCAATGGCTTCCAACCTGCAGATGATCCTTTAAATACATAAAGTATCTTGTGTGCGGTATTATACCAAACTTGCCCAGTAACTGGTCCAACTGGAGCACTAGGGGAAGCAAAGTTTTCAGCTAATTTGTATGTATTTTCGTTTAAGACTTTACCATAACCTGCAAAGTTACGCCCTGCAAGAATAACAGGTGCGTCATTAACTGTGGTAGTTGTACCATCAGCTAGTGTAGTAAATAAGTCTCCGTTACTCTTGTAAATATCCATTGATGCTCTCTATCTTTGTAGTATTTATGTTATCTTATGAGACTTTGCTTGTGCAAGCCTAGGCATGCCTTCAAATAATTCAGGACCAAGAATTTTAATTAATGTAGTTGCATGTTCTTCGCGTACTGCTTCTCTGATATGTTCTTTTTCTACTTCTGATAGTGCATCATACCTACTTTTAACAGCTATTTTATATTCGTCGAATGTCATTGATTGATCTCCTATGTGATTGTACACAGTTCTCTTAATATAAACTATTTATGGTCTTTTATTCATCAAAAATCCAAGCCGCCGAAGTCACTATCACCAGTGTCTGGATTGTTTGGTTCACGTACTGGCGGCGGTGGGGGTGGTGGGGGTGGATCAACATATTGAGCACTTGCAGGAGCATGGCCAAAAATACCATCGTTGGGTACAAAAGTTAAATCTGGTTCTTCACCGTAGTTGTTAACTATATTCCAAGATCCAGTGGCAAAATGATCGCCTTGTGTTTTTAAATAAGCTGATTGTATCTTTTTCCAATCTCCATTAATTTTTTGATGTGCAGTAACAATTTCTTGCCACTCACCTGATCTTTTGACGTGTCCAATCTTTCCAATTGTAAATTCTATTTCAGCATAACCGTTGGCACCAAGTTCGTAATTAGTAAGTCCACCTTGACCGTATCTAAATGTTCCATCATCAAATTTGACTGGTGTACGACCAATTCCAAGTTCAGCGAACCCTCCACCGGTGGCACTTAATATGTATCCGCCGGAACTTCCACCGCCTCCACCAGAGACATTATCTGCACCAAAGTGTCCGCCGCGTCCAGAGTTTGGGCCGCCACCACCGCCTCCGCCTCCGGCGCCATTGCCAATCATTTCCTGTCCTTGTTGACCGGGGCCAAATGCGTAATCACCAGGTGTTGTGGTTCCATGGCCGCCTGCGTGTCCAACACTTGCACCTCCACCACCACCGCCGCCTCCTGCGGCGGCAAGAACTAGGTTATTAACTAATACTAAACTTGCACCTCCGCCGGCGCCACCTCTACCCATAGAATTATTAGAGTTTTTGTGCCCGTGCCAGCCGCCAGCACCTCCAGATGTTTTAAAACCGTTTTCTTCGTATAAGGACTTACCACCTAGTGCTAAGTTACTTCCAGGATGGGAGCCAGATTGTCCGCCGCCTGCACCTACAGCAACTGTCATAGTTATATGTTTTTTTAGATAAAATAAATTGGTTCTTATATGAACTCCAGCCGCACCACTTCCACCTGCTTGACCAGTACTATTGGCACCGGCCCCGCCGCCGCCTCCCCATAATCGTACTTTTGCATATGCTTCTATTCCTTCAGGAAGAGTAATAGTGTAAACACCTGGATGCGGAAAAGTAATTAATTTTCTAGACACTTAGTTGATCCTATTTACGAATTTAGTCGAACAATAGCTTCAATTGTTCCAAAGGCCTCATCATCTTTATTTTCTAAACTGCGACCAATAACATTCAAGTTTGTTATTTCTTCTTTAGTCGCTCCTTTTGCAATGCCATTGCCGGCACTTATAAGTCTTTGACCTTTTTTAACTTTGCCTACTACTTTAACAGGAACTCTTCCGCTAACAGCTACAGCCGGGTGTGTTCCGTTTGTACCTGCACCGGCATTCATTAAATGTGCTGGTTTAGTACTAATAACTCCAAATACTTCTTCACTGGCTTCTTCAACTGCCGCTGTAATTTCATTTACACCGCCTAACGCAACCACTGTGCCTGCATCATATAAACCATCTGCATGAAAACGTTCTGCAACGTCAGCGTATTGTGCAGTAGTGGAAGTTCCGTTGAATGTGCCAGCATAGACTGTACTAAAAGTCTTAGATGACGATCCAAGATCCAGTGTACCATCAGCAATAGGAACTATGTTACCAGTTAGTGCGGCCGTTCCAGCTAGTGGAATAGACGTGTTTCCAGTTAAGTCTGCGTAAGCACCAGTTGTGGCTACCGTAGCAAAGGCTGGCTGATTGATTAAATCTCCATAATCTCCTGTGGTAGCCACAGTAGCGAAAGATGGTTTTCCAGTAATTTCTGTCCATGCATTTGATCCTGCTGGTCCTTCAGGTCCAACTGGTCCTTCAACTCCTTGAACTCCTTGTGGTCCAGTTGCTCCCTGAGCTCCTGTGGCTCCTTGTGATCCAGTAAGTCCAGTTGGTCCTTGTGGTCCTGCCGGTCCTTGTGGTCCAGTTGCTCCTGTGGGTCCTGCAACTCCTTGACTACCTGTTGGTCCAGCATCTCCTTGAGAGCCAGTGGGTCCTGCTGGTCCTTGTGGTCCGGTTGGTCCTGCAATTCCTTGCGGTCCTGTGGGTCCAGTTGGTCCTTGAATACTACCAACATTCTCCCAAGCTGTTCCATTCCATACATATAAACTACCACTGATTAAATATCCATCTCCAAGTGTACCTAATGCGGGTAAATCAACCTCAGCCGCTACGCTTCCAAGAATAGTAATACTAGTACCATCAGTACCTTCAGCACCAGTTGCACCTTGTGGTCCAGTAGCACCTTGTATTCCTTGTTCGCCTTGTATTCCTTGAATACCTCTAAGTCCTTGTACACCAGCTGATCCTGCTGGGCCTGCAACTCCTTGTGGTCCTTGGTCTCCAGTAGAGCCTTGCGGTCCAGCTGGGCCTGTAGGTCCTTGTACTTCACCAACATTAGTCCAACGCTCAGTGTCCCAAATATGTAAGTCACCGTCAATTAAGTATGCATCGCCTGCAACTTGTCCTGATGTAGGTAGCTGGGCTACATTGGTTAGTGTTCCTTTAATAAAGACACTTGCTAATCTAGATAAATCAGTTGGACCAATTAATGTCCAACTTGTACCATTCCACATATAAAATTCGTTTTGATCAGTGTTGAACCATTGGTCGCCAATATTAGTATTTAAAGGCCTGCCTAATTCACCTGCCACTGTCAAGTTACTAATTGGTTTAAAAACACTACCGTTGTAATATTTCAAAGAACCAGTTGCTGTATCATACCAAAGTTGCCCTGTCATTGCTTGACTAGGTCTTGTTGAATTTGCAAAGTTCTCTAACAACTTAATAAAGTTTTCTTGTTGGATTTCGCCATAGCCGATATAATTTCGACCAACCAGCGACAATCCTGTACTATTATCCAATGCACCATCGGGTAAGTTAATTAATATATCACCATTGGTTCTGTTTATAACGTATGACATTTTATTCTATTCCTCAACTAATACTACTTAGATTTGTTAATGTTTGAATTCTAACAGTATAATCGATTTGGATAAGTCTATTCAATGACTTTTGCACGGGGTGAAACACAACGTGAGTAAGTAGTTTGCCTGTTGTTGTTAATCCGCTTGTACCATCTGTACTCCTGGCTCTTAGACCTAATTCATCAAACACATAATCTCCGTTTAAATCTTGTACGTTATCAAATGCACTTTGATCACTTGGTTCACCATAATCAAGTAAGCATGTTACTAATATATCTGTATATGGCTGACCTGGTGTGTGTCTAATTTCCATTTTATTCCTTGTTGCATCAAGGTTGTTACTGTCTGTATCGTCTACAATTTTACTGTATGTTGGATTGTATAAACTACTGTTCTGTGCATTGGTGTTTGCAGGGTTGTATGTAATAACACCAGTAGCATTAACAGTTGTGCCACCATTTCCAAAATGCATTTCGTAAACGTAATTACTATTTTTATTTGCTAAATTGAACGCTAGTGCTTCACTTATGTTTTCATAATGAATTGCATTACGTTTATTAACAAATACTTCACCAGAATCTGGATCGTGTATTTTGATATGCCCTTGAAGATGGAAACCACCTTGTTCGTCGGGCACTCTAGTTGTTTTTGTATCATTTTTCATATTATCAGTATCCTGCTCTACTGTTGTATTATCATTATTTATCATGGGTTATAAGCCGTTGCTTTGGATAAGAAAGTGGCTTGCTCAGATGCACCTCCACCCGACGAAATACTAATACTGTAATCGAATGGTGCATCACCTGGATCACTGTCTGCATCGTTTGGACTATCTGGGAAACTTTGGTTGAATGCATAACCAAATCCTGGACCAATGTAGTCAAAATCGCCAACTTCAATAAATCCAAATTCATTCAAACCATTCATCCAGTCTGTGTGATCTGAATTGTCTGGTAATGATTGTAAGTATCCTAGATCGTCTGCTCTAGTACCGACTGCGATAGTAGCCGGTACACTAGTTCCTAGTACACCTCTGCGTATTCTACCAACGGTATTATTAACAGTATCTTTTTCATAGTAGTATATGATTTCTCCCTGACAATACAGTACTCCTGGTTTTCCAAGTCCTGGGTCTGGGTCTGGAATTTTACTAACATCTTGTAGATGTAGTGTAGTATCCGACCAATCAAAGGGTTGTGTTAATACTGTTGAACGTGCTTCTGCAATTCTATAATACTTACGTGAAGTTTCTGGAGCAAATTTAACCGGACATGTTCCTGTATTACTTTCAACATTGACCTGTTGCCATATAATTGGCATACTTAATGGTGTACTACCTAACGTTTCTGAAATCTGTGTTAATCCTAACCAAAAAGCTGGTTGGTTGGCTGGAGTTGATCCAGCTACTGCCCAATTAAAGCCATTCCAGTAATAATAGTTTGATTGATCTGTAACAAAATGTACATCACTTTCAAGTTGGTCAGTTGATGGCAATGAAGCTATATCAGCAACTTCTGTTTTGTAATTAAATCCACGTCGTGATTTATAAAGTGTTCCATTGTATACAATGCTATCACCTTTTCTATAGACAGACTTGGGTACCCAAGTGTCAGCACTTGCAACTAGCCATGCATTGTCAGTATCTTTCCAGTAATAGTGTGTTGATTCTGCTGTTACGTAGTACAGATCAAAATCTATATTTGATGCTGACACCGGTAAGTCTGCTGTTTGTGCTACTGTGCCTTTATGATCTATTTTATGCCTGGTTACATATGTATGTCCATTATAGGTAGCGTATGCCGTTTTGTCATAATCAGCATCACTATTCCATGCAACCGGAGGCTTCCAAACAAATCTCCAACGTGCATTAGTATCTGGTGTTAATGTAAGTTTATTTTTAACATCTGCAATAGCAACATAATAAATTCCGTTGTATTTTACATAATCGCCTTTGTTGTATGTTATAGACGAAGTCCAATCGGTTGGACATAACTCTTGACTTCCAGTTAAATCATGCACAACTCTATATCCTAGTGGAGGTCCACTAACTATTGCACCTGTGTTATCTGTTACTCTTGTAAACACACTTAAAATTAATGTATCAAAATTAATTCCTGGAACTAATTCTTCTGGGGCATGCGAGCTATACTTGTCAACAAATGCTCCACCGTCAATGCTGATATCTTCAGCACGAGTACCCAAAGCAGTATCAAGATACGTACTTTGAATGTATGAGTCAATAAAGTCTCCTGCAACATTTTCATCACTAAATTTTAACCCTGTGACTATTACACCTGGGTAGTTGATACCAATGATCAAGTTTGTAAGTAAATCTTCACCAGCTACTCCATCTTCATTGACATAGTACGCAACAATTCTATCAAGTGCGTTTCCATATTCATGACTTAGTTGTGTAAAAAATCTAAAATCAAATATTGTACTTGCTGGTACATCTTGCGTGGCTTGGTAAATTTCGTTTTGGTAATAAACATAATCACCAGACACAACATCTAATGTAGATGTCCATTTAACCAAGTTACTTCTATATGTTGTTCTATCAAATTTAATTGTAGTGTTTAGTCCTCTAACTTTGTTATTAACCATAACAGGATATGCTTTGCCACCTGTTCCGTTACCGTTAATGTTAATGATTGGACTAGAATTAAATGTGTATGTTCCACTGAATGTAATACTTGTAACTTTTCCTGTTGATGGATTAATCTTAGCAATTGGTTTAACACTAGACAATGCTCCAGTTACACCATCGTTAACTGTAACAACCGGAGGAACTGTATAGCCTTCTCCACCTTGTGCAACTTGAATACTTTCAAGTGTCAATGCTTTATTTGATACCCAATCCTGGTATTGTGTTTGCTCAAGTAATGTATTATCATTGATACCTTCTCCTGACGGACTACGGAAAGCATCAATAGTTTCCTCGTAGTATGAAGGTAAATCAAAGTCTGACACGTTGCCAAAGAAAGTATCGTTACCAGCATAACTAATTAAATATTCACGTATCTTACTTCTATACGGTTTAACCTCATTGATATAATCAATGTAATAATTTTGATTGTCTTTAACATAACTTGGATACTGAGTTAATTCACGTAACTGATGGAAAACAGTTATGAAACTGGTTTTAAATATCCAGTCAGTATTTCTTTGTGTGTAAAGAATATAGTAAACCAATGTAAAGAATAACTTGTTAAACTCTTCACGTAGTTCACCAATGTAGATATCAAATCTAAGTGCATTAAAGATATTGCGTATTTCAACACTAGGATTAATATCAAATCTTTCACTGTCAAAGTTTTCAGTAGCAAATCCTAATGTATACTTTGAACTATCATAAAGTTTATCTGTTATTTGAACTGTTCCGTTACCAAGACCAATTAATGTTAGATTATTAACGTCGTTGTAATTTATAGTCCTGTATAGTGTAAATGTCCCAATTTGGTTGTATCTAACTTTAATAACACTTCCTGCTGGAACTAGACTTAGTTTTTTAACATCTGCTTCGTAATCAACAGTATAGTCTGGCCTATTTGTTACTGACCAACCTTCAGCGTACCAATCAACATAATCCCAAAAGAAATTTGTATCATATGATTGTACTCTAGTTAAAACAAAATCATTTGCACTGTTCAATGTATATATTGACCAACGGTTTTCAATCGTACTATCAACCTTAACATATACTCTATGTCCTGCAGATAATGCTGTTAAATCAAGATATGCTAATTCATCATAAATGTCAACCACTGAATCAAATTCAGTTACTCCTGGTACAGGCTCAGAACTAAGTAGTCTAGTTAAAATCTTTTGTTGTCTAATAGGATGTTTTATTAATACAGCATTGGCTGAACCAACAAAGTTTTTTAGTGCTTCTTGTCTATTAATAATCATTGTCTGTCGAGGTCTAACATTGATGCCGTAACGATCCTGCTCAAGTAATCCAGAGTCTGGAACAACAAAACCTGATGAATCTTCACCTGCTAAACTATCAATTAATTTACTAATAATACTTTCTGGAATATTACTATCAGGATTGCCTTCTTGTATCAATTCATATTCAGTGTGTACAGTATTAGAGTTGCGTATCTTATCGTAACGAATTTGTAAGACTGTGTCTGTACCACTTAGTTTATCATTTACATTGTATAAACTTATTGCGTTTTCTGCAACCAATGCGGCATACGGAATACCTTGTAATTCAGGTTGCTCAATCATTTCTGCAATACCAACAATACTTCTAGTTTTGTTAATAGCACTATTTTTATTTGTTACCCAATAATAGTATTTTTCTTTAACAATTCCTGTGCTTTCGTCAACGGCAGTAGTAGTAACAAATGTTCCTTCGCCAGTATATTTTGGCACTCCGTCTGCATCAGTTAATGAAGTATATTCACTTGGCTTAACAGTACTTTCAATCCATTCGCTAACACTTACTACACTTCCTGGGAATAATTTACCCCAGTTCTTAATACGATAAGTTAAGGAATCTTGTTCGTAGTCTACGTACCTAACCAAACTTAAATCCCACCAAGTTGTTCCAACTTGATCTTCACCCCAGTGCATGTTTTCGTCAACCTGTACGTCAACTCTGCTACTTGGGTTAGTTGTATAAAAAGCAGGATCAGTTGCTGTTTTGTAATCAAGGTTTATTTCAGCTTGTCCTAGTACCTTTCCTTTAGCAGGATCAATATAATCAAAGTTTGAAATAATTGAATTTGATTCTTTGCTATATATCAACATACGACTTAGTGTATCAATATCAACATGTGTACCTTCTTGCCTTGTACGTGACCAGATTCTGGTGTTATTAGTTTTGTATAACCAAGCAGTACCACCATTGGGCACAATATTGTCATCACCTGGATCGCCTACAATAATATATTGGTTTTTAAGATCAAGTCCCAGACCAAAGAAATCAAATCTACGATTCTTTATTAAGTCAAATTTCTGTGCAAATATTTGTAATCCTGTATTGGATACGTGAGTTTCTTTGTTTTCAAATAGTTCGTAAATGTATGCATTACTTCCAAAGATTTGATCAATAAATGCAGTACTGTTTCCATCAAATGTAGTAGTTGATTCTGTAGTATCTTCTGCTTTGTCAATTATTAATGCTTGTAATGTTTTACTATTTCCGCTTCCAATTAGTAGCGTTTCATCTGAGTCGCCAACGCTGATACTTAATCCAAAGCTCTCACTACGTGCTCCGCCTGGCACTGCAATAGTTTGTTCGTATTCAAATTTACCAATATCTAAATCATCACATATTGTATGATCCATACCAGTAACAAATAGTTTGTTTCTTTTTAGTTTACTAGTGCTTTCAATAGTTAACAAACCATTGGCAATTGAACTGCTAATTCCTGGAATGCCGCTGGCATTAATCTGTTCACTCAATGTTTCAATTGAAGTGTCGTTTAGTGTAATTCTAAATCCATTAACGTACAAGTTGTCACCAGCAGTGAGTGATGGGTTTGCAACCTTAGCTGTTGCTTTACCAAGATATCTATTTTTCTTTGTGTATCTGTAAACCTTACCACTATCATAAAAACTTGTTTTATATCCTGGTGCAGTAACATAAACACCTGCACCACTAGAGTCAACTGCAATCTGCGATCCAAACAATGTATTAGCAATATTATCTTCGCTTGGAGCAGTAAGTTCTTGTACTTTGTCCCAATGTGTAGAACTAAATTTAATCTTTTGTCCTGATTCAACTGTTTCGGTTAAAATAATTTCTGACGTACTTGATAATGCATCTGTATAGCTTGTGCCATCAAGTAGTTCTTGTTCACCAACATAAACATTTGCCATGCTAGTAATATCAGGTGTTGGAGTATATGAAGTTGTGAGTGAATTAGATTTTTGGAATTCAACTCTTCGTTGATAGCAATATACTTTACCTGCGTCTGCTAAACCACCAACTGTTTCGCTTGGTGCTCCAACAAATAACTCTGACCCATCTTTGTTGCAATAAAGAAACTTGCCAAACTCTGCATCTGCATTAATACCAGGTGTTCCTAACGATGGATCTGCTCCATTTATTGTATTTTGCTCTGCATAGTATGGTGCTTGTGTTATTTCAAGTGACGTTATATTAGTATCAATTGCAGGTATAATAGTAATTACACTACCAGTAATAGTATAATCAATACCTGGTGTTAGTATATTAGTAGCACTTGCTTTAACAACAACTGAATTAATATTAGTTGGTGTCCATCCTATGTCATATGTTTCGCCAGCACTAACACCGTCGTGTACCAACGCCGGAGTTGTACTTGAAGTCAATGTTATTTGATTGAATTCAACATTATTCTTTTTGTGATAAACATACACTTTGTTAGCATCTGGTGCACCAACAAAAATCCAATTACTGTCTTCACTGATTCTGACAGCCTTACCAAACCCTTCGGTACTCGATGAACCGGCTGGTGCAGGTAATATTTGTACTCCGTGTTCTTTTTCACTAACTCTAAAGTTGTGTACAAACGCTATTCCTGGATCAGTTCTTGGTGCTCCAACAACACAAACATATCCACTTAGGTCTACAGCATCTCCATAACCAGTAAATGTTCCGGTGTGCTGATAAGGAATAAGTTTAGCTGTTTGTGCAAACTTGCCTTCCGGTAACAATGAGAATATATTAACACGACCGTTTTGTCCGTTTCCGGCGCCAACTGCTATTAGGTCTCCGTGAATATTAATTTTAGTTGCACCACCGTATCCATCATTTCCTACGTAATCACTGCCTTCACTGTTTAGTTCTTGACTTTGTGTCCAATTGTTTTGTTTTTCGTAGACACCCCATTTTTCAGTATCATCAAAGTTTTCAACCCAAACTCTATCGCCATTTTTCCATCCACGTTTAGGAGCAACAGTATCAAGCAACATTGGATTTTCAATTCTCATACTATCCATTTCAAATAGTATTCCTGTGTCATTGGATATCGAACGAGCTTCTTTGAGGAAGTCCTCTCCTTGATACATTGCAACCAATACTGTTTGTTGTCCTTCTACAGATTTTACTCTATAAAAACCATCATAACTAGCATCAAAGCCTTTTATGCAAAATACTTCGTTAACTTTTAAGTTGTGTGGTTCAGTGAAGTCAATGCTCATTACTCCATCAATTTCAAAACTAATAGTCTCTGGTGCGGCATCGCTTGCGGTTAATCTATATACGTTCCAGTCTAGGTCAAAATCTTTAGCTACCCAAATTTTAAATCCATCACCAAGTTTCTTTAGATGAGTGTTAAGTGCATTAAAGTTTGTAATATCGTATAATGTTGCATCAATATCGGCACTGTTTACAAAACCTGCTTTAGCAATATCTTTTGAATAGTCACTATCATCACTGCGTGAATGGAAGATATTCTTTTCAAACTTTGCTCCAGTTTTCTTATACAGGCCAGCTGACTTAACACTAATAATATCCGGTATGTCTGGATCTAAATTATCTAACAACTGAAGCGAACTTGGATTGTCAGTTAGTTTACTATCATCTAGTTCTATTTCAATTTGTGCATCACTTTCTAGTGATCCGTATTCTCCAACACGTACCGCCCATTCTTCGTAAGTATCAATTTTACTTGATATATTATTAAAGCTGGCACTTGTTAATGCTGTAATACTATTGTTAGATCCTTTTTCTTTGATAAATCCTTGATAGAACTTTGTTTGACTTTGGAAGTCTAAGTTTAAATCTGCTAGGTATTTTCTATTGCGTAATCCAATCAGTCCAGTTGAAAATTGCTGTAATGATTCATCGACTGGCATGTCTTCAATATTGTATAGGTTAACAAACTTCTGTGCATTGAATGCAAAGTTTGGAAGTAATCCAGTTTTAATTGCAAAGCGATCAACTTGTTGCCAATTGTTTAAATCAAACTCATCGCTTCCAATAACATTGTTAAGAGCTACATAGTAGTTTCCTTTGAATGTAACCAATGATCCTTTTTTGTAATCAGTATTTGTTACCCAAACATCAATTTTAGGATCGTTATAAACAAATCCTGCAGGTGCTAATTCGCCTGTCCAGTCTGCTGTTTTATTACCAACAACTTTTAATCGGAACTGTCTATTTCCTAATTCTGGCAAATAGATAATGTCATTGAACACTGTAGTATTATCAAATACCAGTGCATGTTCAAATTGTACAATTCTACCTTCAAACAAGCAAATAGTATTGTTGTTTAGTGTCTCTAAACTAAATTCGCCCGGCTGTCTATTAATTGTAAATTCAGTGTTTTTAATAACTCCAAAGTTTTGATTTAATACTTTATTACCATTGCTTTCGTTTGTGATATGATCAATAGTTCCGCCAGTTGTGTTAACTTCAATACGATCAAACGTTGGACTTAATATTAATATACTACCTGGTGCCCATTCTTGCTGTTCCCAGGATAAAAATTCTTTACAACTTAATTCCCAGTTGCGTTGCTCGTTTAGTGCTGGATCATTTACGTTAAATGTAAATCCTTGACCTACTAGATAACGCCCATAACTGATTAGAAAGTCGCATACTTGCTGTACGTTAGCAAATTCATGTCCGTATGGTACAAGTATTTTCTTACGTTGATAATTGTGATACACTACTGCTCGTCTATCTAGTACAACCAATGTATGATTTTCGTTGTCAGCAATACTTGGAATAATTGGAAAGTACGGATTAGTTAAATCGTACCCAGAAATTGTAAACCCGTTTCCGCTACGCTCAACAACAACTCCACTGTATACTAGTTTCCTAACTGGTGTACTTTTGTTTAGAATAATTTTATAGTTCTCGTCAGGTACAATAATACTTTCGTTGTTACTGGTTGGACTACTTTGTTCAGCCAATACATTGATATAATTTTTACCTGTGAAACTTGCAGTTTTATAACCTAGTTGAACATCAATATTTTTAAATTGTTTAGTTAAAGTTGTTTGAGGATCAATCCCTCTGTACTTCATATAATCAACAATCCAGTTCAAATAACCAGCAACGAAATTGCGTGATTCTTCTGTGTTTGCAGTAGCCGGAATAACGCTGTCCGGAACGACCACTGTATCTGGACTGATACGTTTCAGAGTGCTAACATTTACAAGTTGCTTTAATTTACTATCTCTGTAATAGCGTTTGATGTTTAACAAACTACCAAAGTAGAACGCTGGTTTAAGTAAACTTAGTCCACGCTGTACTGCAAATGGATAATCACTTGATCTTCTCCAGGAGAACTCAGCAGGTCCAACAGAACCAACTGAAAAACTTTGATTTAACTTTGGCGGATTTAGTGCTCTAACTATAAACTGATCTGGGCTCTTTAATACACCATACTCATCAACAGGGATAATACTGGTTAATCCTGGACGTTTATAATTGTCATCGTATCCTGCTCTGTTACCAGCATAAATGTATCCTTTTTCAAGGTCTTCCCACAACAATAAGTTGCCGCCAGTATATGGTGCTTTGCCGTAACGGTCTTCCCACCAACTTGGAATAATACTGAACCCAAGCATTTCCCATGGATGCGTATGTGGGCGAACTGTATCAAATACACTTAGATAAACTGCTCTAGCACTGCCTGGTAATTTAGTATCGTCTAACTTGTTTAACTGATCTTTGTAGTTCCATGACCACGGATCGTTTGATTGGAAGAAACTGTTGGTTGAGTAATCAACTTGGTTGGCTCCTGCCCACTTCAAGAAACTACGACTAATAATACGTTCCCATTCAACTTCTGTGTAATCAGTATCTCTGAAATTTCCTGGAATATAAGTGTTAATATCAAAGATGTTAGTTGAATAATCTATTTTAATATTGTTATAAATTCTACGCTCAAATTCTAATAGCAAGTCATCTCTAAAATCATTGAACGCTGGAATAATACTTCCGTCATGTCCTTGTATAACAAAAATTGGAGTTTGATAGTTATCATCTTTAAACTTGAGAGGTCTAAACGCTGGAAACAATCCTAATTTACTTGGAGTTGCAGGTAAGTAACATCCATCTGTATTATGATAAACTGCAATCCTAATTTTATCATCAACAACCAATGTATAGTTTTCGTTAATAATAACTGCTGATCTATCCTGAGGGAAATAATAGTCTTTACCTTTTACTAATTGTACATCATTTACATAAACAAGTATTGCAGTATTTCCTAATTGATCATCATTGAATACTGATGGTAAATCAAATTGTTTAAGATTTGGATTGATAACAGTGTCGGCATATATTGTTCTATTGTTACCATACGGCAACATGTCTGTGTGGTAGAAAGGAAACGAACTGTCTTTTGTTAAGTTGATAGCATCAATTATAGCATCAACATGTTGTTCAGTTGTCTTAGAATCAATTGATGCAATCTGTCCAGAAAGTTCAAGAAACTTGTTTTTAAATTTTGTATATTCTCTACTGGAAAATTCAATACTTTCAATAAAGTTTGTATTATCTTGTGTTAGGAATAGGTTGCTGTACAACAATGGAAAACCATGCTGTAATATAGTTCCTGAACTATCCTTGTAATAAATGTCTCGTTGACTACTAAATGCTCCAGTTGCTTCATATATAACATTTGTGTTTTCTTCTAATTTAGAAATATGATCCTTGAGTTGACCAAGTGTTAAACTACTAAAGTCAGAATTTTTACTGTTAAAGTCCAAGTTACTTGGAACTTCGTAATATCCCTGTTGACTAATACTCTTTCTACTATACAACAGAATGTCAACTTTGTCAAACTCTTGTGTCAAGAAAGTTGGATTAATTACCACACATAACTTTTCACCAATTAACTCTAGTGTAAAATTACCTCTACTCAACAGTGTATTTTTAACCCAAACTTTGATGTTAGGCATTGTTACAACTTCGTCACTGATAATATCAATCTCAAAGTAATTGGTAAGCCCATCAAATTCAAATGTTAATATTTGAAACTGTTTACTTTCTTCTTTGTTCTTAACCCAAGTATTACGATACTCTTTGTTTGTCTTGGTATAATTTTTAATTAAAAATCCTGTATTGATACTTTTGGATACTGTGTCCAATGCAATACTACTAGTAAACGTATCGCTGTTATACGTTGCTTCAAATTCTAAATCACTGATGCTGTTAAAGTTTCTATAACTGACAGGAAATCCTAGTACGTTATCATTGACAGTGCCTGTTCCTTGCTTGTATTGGAATAGCGTTGTTCCTGTAAAAGTAGTGTTAGGATAGGTTGTTGTATTAGAAAAACTAATGTCGTTGCTGTCAAAAACATCAAACAAAGGACTTTCGTTTACTTTTGTTTTTAGTTGCCCTTCGTACCAAAGGTTGCCGTCATAATGATAGTTCTTTTTACTGTTCTTACCAGATAACACAATAACCACGTCGCCGTCTTCAAGTAATCTTGATCCTGCTTTTTCTTCTAAGTGAATTGTAGGGGAACCAGCAATAGTCACCAAACTAATTGTGTAAACACGCTTTCGAATTTCAGGATCTTCTTCGTTTGCAAAGATAATACTTTTGTTATCTTGTAAAGAGAACAGCAATTCCCAACTAGAACTTGTTGTGGGATCCTGTGCAATGTTCTCTTTTGCTTCATATGCAATACCATTGTAAATAACATACTCTTCAGCAAGTATTGTATTTGCTGTTGATGTATCATACACTGAGTATGCAAATAATTCAAACCAAGTAGTTCCAATATTCTCAACAGCAGGAACAACATTTATGCCAACGTTTTGAAGTGCTTCGTATGCTTTATTATTATAAGCCATACGCTCGCCTTTTTGATATGTACGTGAATCATCAAAAGGTATTAGTGGAAAATGTTCTTTCCAAACAACAGTATCAGTGGGCAATGTTTGTGTATTCTTAATAGCACCATAAACACTCGTTCCTGATATAACAACTGATCCTTTAAGATAATGAGAAATATTTGAATATATACTTCCTGAGCGTTCAATGTCACTAAAGGCATCTTTAACAGTAAAATCTAAATAGTCAACTGGTTCAATGGCTTGAATACCAAAATTAAGTAATCTTAATGAATGTTCAAACTCAATGACTGGGCGTTTAGCTCTAAACTCTTGATCTGGCAAACTAGTATTCTTAGCTCGGTAATTAGGAAGTTCAACTAGTGTTACTCCATCAGACTGAAGTTGAAAAAAGTTATCTTCGCCGTATGCATAAAATATCTGGTCTGGATTATATTCGTATGCTAAATTTTGTATTGCTACTTTACTTCGTAGTGTAGTTACTACCTGCACATCATCTGGTATAGGAACAAATTCATTGTTTAAGTTTGGATCAAATGTGAAAGTATATATTAGTACTTCTTTATTAAGTTCAGCAGTCTTAGTTAAGACATCAATATGGAACCAACGATTACTTCTTGACCAACCGTTTAAATCATAACTTCCTCTATTAATAGTAATATAGTCAGGTGTGTTTAACCCACCTATAGCATATGTTTCGTTTGGTGTTAAGTCAGCAACTGAAATCAATCTAATACTTCTACCAACACCTTCAACATAATATTCTTTATTTGCCCACCTTGCTGGAGTTACACTATCATTAAATAAAATCTTTAATCCATTTGTAAACTCAACGCCGTTTGGACTTGCATAACTAATTTGTCCAATAATGTCTTGGGCAACATCAATGGTAAAGTTATCAGCATCAACAACACGAATCTCTCCAAAGAATACATCTGATGTTGAGTCTTGGTAATACAATCTATCAAGTATACTGGTAATAACTGGTACTTCGTGGTATGTATTATCAAAGTCTAAATAGTACTCTTTAGTTCCACTAGCAATTCCGTTCTTTACATAAACTTTCTCATCAAATGCCACGGCAGTTGAAGGCACAAGCGTAATAATATAATCATCGGCTAATCCTGTGTCTAAATCTATATCACTGGTCGCAATAAGTGTTACTCTCCAAATATTTCTTCTAATGTTAAACGGAACAACTTGATCATCTGTAGCAATTCCATATCGTAACATATCAAAAAATTCATTGTTTGTCCATTCAATGTCTGTTACAACATCGTCATTGGTAACAAACACCATGCTTTTATTGTGCAAGTTAGCATATGTTTGAGCTCCGTCAATTCCGTTTTGGTGTGTCTTTAAGAACTGACTTAGTAAAACACCTTGTATCTCATCATAATGAATACCACTTGCAATATCAACCTGCTCAATAGTGTCCATAAGAGTAAATCTATTTTGTGCATCAGCTAGTGGAACTTTGAAAGTAACTGTACCATCATCTGTTCCGTTGTTTTCTACACCAAATACTTCACGTGTACTAATGTTGCTTTGGTTTGTACGAACCCCGCTTGTGCCGGGCTCAGTTTGAATCCAAAATTGATGTTCTGGATCATCAATTTTAAAAGTATAAGTTCCACCACGTGCTAGAACTAGCACAGGATTACTTTCAATTCCTTTTTCACTGAAGTTAAAACCACTAACACTAAGGTTACGTGTTACGCTGTAGTCTTCGCTGGTTTCAACGTTGCCTGCAAATACATCTACACTTGCTGGTCCGTCTGGAACCCAGTAGTAATTCTTAAAGTTTGTAAACTTGTCATAATCAAACAATCCATCAAAACTATAACTTTCATTGGAAAACAATCTATTATGATTGTCAATGATGCCGCCGTTGTATTGAATCTGTTGCAATAGGTCAACATACGAGCTAAAGAAATCAATGGTGTCAGTGTCTTTGTCTTTAACAACAACAGCTGGTTCTAATTGATAGTTCTGTCTTGTAATACTTGGTTCAGCGACATAGTTGTCGTTTGTTTTATATGTAGGACTAAACTTACGGCCAATGTAGCCATTTACTTTTGTAAAGTTTGGTTCAGATACTAATTGATCGAGTGTAGCATTTAAGAACTTCTTGTTAGTCTCTGTTCTAAATACTTCTGGAAGAAAGTTAACTGTTTTAACGATTGCCATGTTACTGTACTTTACCTTATGTTACCACTGACGTGGATTGGTTCAGTTGACTTGCTGTAATTGATGCGATAACTTCAACATCATCAACTGTAGCAGAGCTAATAAGAATTTCATCTGGTTCAGCATTAATTTGATACAAGTTACCAAATTGTGCCGCACTGTTATTTGGAACAATAATAATACTTGCTAACTCAGGTGTTAGTTCTGAATGCAAGTAAGCACTTAGTTCACTAAAATAAAATGTTTCGCCAAAGTCCCAGTTATTAATATCAAAGTATGCGTTAATAGCGTTAATAACACTAGTCTTAACATCACTGTCTGAAATAATCATATTAGAATTTTTAACAACTTTAAACTTGGCCTTTAATGCTGTGTCTGCTAGTTCACCAAATATTGGTTTAAATCTAGCACTGTTATAGATTATTGCATCACTCATTGCTTTAAAGTTTTCAAGACTTGCAAATTCTGATTTAAGTTCTTCTTGTGAAGGTGCTACTGGTAACGTTAAAGTATTACTAGTGTCTGTAATAAAAGCGGTATAATCTGTTGCATATTGCTTGGTTAGTATGAACATATCCATTAAGTTGTTAGGACTTGGATCAACTCGTCTGTTGTTAGGACTTGTATGGATATACTGGAAGTTCAATGAATCTCTACCAACACGAGCCAAATATTCAGAACTAACATCTGTTGCATTTCGTAATCCAACAGTATCAATATCTAATCTATAAAACTTATCTTCATCAGAAGCATAAAAAATTTGTTTGTCTGTATAATTGTCTAGCGATAATTTAATAGTTTCAAGTGTAGCATCAATTACAACATCATTGTATGGAACCGGAGTATACTGAATAAAACTGGTTGCTGATTGTTCTTTAGTGAAGAACACAAACTTTTCACTTACGTTAACGTTACTTGCAACAATTAAGTCAAACAAGTCTGGATTATCTGGAACGCCGTCGCTATCAAAGTCAGGAAAGGTAACTAATACTTTTCTATTGTCTCTATATCCATCACTGGCAACAATGCTTCCATATACATTCCAAGTTAAGTTCTGCGCCAATGGCAAAGCACTATCGGCTTGACTGTTAAACTTGAGAACTGTTACTTCGTCGTTTTGTGTTTTACCAGTTTTACTGTCAAACACTTTTGCATTATCGTCAAAGTAGAATTTAGTTTCTGCCGCACTTTCAAAGTAATAATCAAGACCTCTATAACTGATCACGTATTCTGATCCAGTATAAATTAGTTTAATAATCCAACTTGAATCTAATCCAGTACCTGCTGTTGAGCCAGCATTGTCATTGCTGTATACATTGCCCCCGATGTCAGCACTATCAATTAGTGCCCAACCGTTAATTGTTGTGTCATAACGTAGTGCAAAGTTTTTATAAATCTTAATAAATGTAACCATCTGGTTAATAAGACTGTCACTTAGTACACTCTTAAACACTGGAATAATCTCTAACGGAATAGCGTTTGTTGGAACTGTTTCGCTGATAGTAATAGCGTTTGTTGTTTGGTTAATACTGCTTACACTTGCATAGATATATGTACGATCTTTATCTTTGCTGATACTTCCTGTTTTAATTTTGTTACGTGCATCAAAGTAATTTCCGTCGCCGGCACCAAACTTAATAATAGCACCTGGAACAACATGTTTTAAGACACTAGAAATACCAGCACCAATTGGCATTGTTATAAAAGGCAATCCGTCAGCATCGTTGCTGTCAGGACCTTTAATATATCCAATACTTTTGTTTGTACTAGCACTTTCAAAACTCCAACTTAAATCCGTTACAAGTGTGCCGCTACTACCAATTGGCCATGTAAGTTGTGAAAGTGGAAAACGATCAGTTTTATTATAATGCAAGTGCGATACTGGCTTGTCTCTAAGTATAGGAGCAATAGTATTAAAGACTACATTAAAAATTTCATTTACTGTTTGGTAAGTGAAGTTTGTTGTTTTAACATATTCATCTTTGTACAGTAATCCGTCAGCACTAAAAATATTAGTACTGGAATACTTTCCTGTTACGTCAACAACATCAAGGAAACGACTTACACCACTTGAGCTACGATTGGTACTCTTAACTTTCTGAATGTTATTAAATGCTGTATACGGAAAGATATTATAATCTTCTCCTGTAATCATTCTATTTTGAGTGTAATATTGCTGGGGTGCTTTACGTCTAATTTCAGTAAGTGTTTCACGTGGACTGGAATTAGCTACTGTATATTTCAAACTTACTTTTGCTGTTAATACAGCATTTCTTCCATTACGATCAACATACGAAATAGGAATATCAACATTTTGAATTTCGTCAGGAGTAATTTTATAGCGTGTTCCAATACTTTGTCTATAAAATAATCTAAATCCTCCTTGCGGAATATTAGCAAACGATCCGTCACCAAAGCTCAGTGTTATTTGATCATCATTTCTAGTAACCACTTGATACAAGTTACGCTCAGATTCGTTATTGTAAGTGATATTGATTCCGTTGATTGCTGGAACTTGAGTCCACTTATCTCCAATAGAGCCATCTGTATTTAATTTGTATAACCAAACGTCATTGTTGTTAATGTTACTAAAATCAATGTTGACACCTCTATTAGGCAATGCATCAGTGATGTTAAAGTCAACACTGTTCATTGTACCTTGTTTAAAATAAACAAAGAATCCTGTGTTATTAGAACTGTTACCAAGATTGTCAGTTCTATACAAAATATTAAACTGTCCTAAAGGCTTTGGAGGTATTTCATAAACAAATGTTCTGTTAACTGATGTAGCACTAATTGTTTCAAAGTTCAATTGGTTACCTTCAACTTCTGTTGAAAAACGGAAAGTTGGTAAAATTTGATCAAGAATTCTAAGTGTGTATTCTTGTGTACTAACGCCATTGACTATTTGTGAATTACCACTTTTGCCAACAGTTTGAGAATCAATCAATGCGGCATTAAGAATAGTATTAAATTGTTCTTGCCAGTTATCATTACTAGGATCGTCCCAGTTGATGATTAGATTGGATAAGTCTGATCCGTTGCTATCAAAAACTTGTTCTGTGGTTGTTACACTTTCAACTTTTAGTAGCCCACTACTAGCAATATTACGTTTTGGATTGTAGTTAATTAAACGTGCAAGTTTAAGTACACTGTCTCGGCGTTCAGCAGTATCAATAAAGTTTTCACGTGCATTTAGATCAGTACGAAATGCAAGTGTTTGTCCTAAGAATGCAATTAAGTCTATTAGAGCAATATATTCACTTGATTCTGTAAAATCGTTAAAATCTTCTGGGTAATATGTACGCAAGTAATCAATCATAGTCTTGCGTAGAGTTTCAAAGTCATAACTCTGGAAGTCTGCTTCTTTGAAAGTCTCGTAAACTTTGGTCCAGTCTTGCTGTACTAGTAAACTGGTTTGTCTGTCGTTTAACGCCATGTTGAGTCACACCTTAAATAATATCTCTTTATGCTATTATTTATGTGATTTAAAAAGTGCGTATATTAAGTTTGGGTGGCTAGACCTCTATCGCGGTCAAAGTTAACAGTTAGAATTTCTTGCTGATTTGTTGTTATAAAGTCTATTTCAACTTCAATTTGAATTCCGGTATCGTATTGATCAACAATAATGTTCCTAACCGCTGTACGTGGGTCGTAACTAACAATTTTTGTTACGTCTTCGATGATTAGGCCTCTGATTTCATCGGTAATTGGCTCATAAAGGCAATTCCAAACTATTGAACCAAACTCAGGGTTCATTAGCTTTTCACCTTTACGTATATTAAAGTGATTGAGCAAGTCCTGTTTAACTAAATCAACATCAACTGCTCTAAACTTTTTGTAGCGTCCTACTGTACTAAAACCTTTATATCTTGCCATATCAATATTTACCTATTTTAAGCAGTGGCTACTTGTTCAACAGCATGTCTACCTTTGTTAAAGTATGCAATACCAGTTGTTCCGTTAGCGTCAGACCCTCCGCCACCGTTTCTCCATTTCTTTGCTCCACCTGCACCTAATAAATGAGCAGTTTGTAACATACCACCAGTTGTAGCGGGGCTATCTCCACTTTGACTTCCACCAATACGTTTTAATGTTTTAGCATTGCTTACTAGTAAATTATCCATAACTTGTTCTTGTACTGCACCATTGGCTAAGAAATCTCCTTGACTTCTGATACCTAAACTGTGTGCTTTAGCAGTCCACGCTTCAGGATGCAATGCGGCTTTGTTACCATATTTTTTAACGTATTCAGGACGTAATAATCCTTGGTCTTGTAACACTGCTCCACCAACCTGATATCTTCCAAGATAATTGAACCGATTAACAGCATCATATTTTCCACCGCTTTCGCTTTTGGATATCTGTGCTTTGAGTGCTTGTGTTTGTTCGGGACTAAGATTTGCAACACCAATAGTTGTTGGTGGAGCATCTTTACTGCTTAAATCTCTACCGGTTATTCCACCTTGTATACTTTGATTTTCAGCAGTTGCTGGTCCAGAATCTGTACTGTTTCCAGTTGCAGGAGGTTTACCAGTGGGAGGTTTACCACTTGAGTTAGAATCACCAACAGGACTAGCTGTTCCACTACTTGCGGCACTGGTTGTATTGGTTTGTGCTACACTTGTAGTTGGTCCATTGCCTCCAGCGATCGTTCCGCCAACCTCAGCAAATGTTGTGGCTGTATTTGTTTCTCTTGTTGCTGATGCGGCAGTTAATACTTGTCCTACCACAAAACCTGTGTCAGTCATTGCTTCGCCGGTCTGTCTTGCCCATGGCTCATGTGCAGGAACTATACTGGCTATACTGATATTGCCTTTGGGAACACTTGTCCACGGTGTAGCCAAACTATCTCTATTAACGTCTGCATGGTAAAACTTCTTTAAGTTTCCTGGATCTGGTACAATTGGTCCAGAGGCAGTATTTAGATGCAGTTCTTTAGGAGTGAATAGATTTATATTTCCACCAGCAGTTGTATCAACTTTTGCCGCGGCACTTGTAGTAATATTACCACCGCTACCAACAGATATTTGTCCACTGTACTGTGTCATTGATACATTGGATTTTAATGTTAGACTTGCTTGACTATCCAGTGCAATATCACCGTCGGCATGCACATTAAAGTTTTTCTTGGTGTGCATATTGATATTACTATCAGCGTGAAAATTCATTTCACCTTCTGTTCTAATATGCATACCACCATATGAATACATCATCAAATGACCATCGCCAGTCATTTCTAACCATACACTACCATTACCATTTATGATGTTAATAAGTTTTGCATCATCACTCATTAGAATTTGATGGCCGGCACTAGAACGTAATCTTAATAGTTGATCGTTTCCACTGAGATCGCCATCGTCCATAATAAAACTATGACCGCCTCGGCGTTGTCGTACTGCGTAATCTTCTTCAGTTAACTTACCTTCATTCAGACGTTTAAGATAATCTGGTGCGAGTGTTGGATCTGCTGTTGGTCTTCCTGGTGTACTAATACCAAATACGTTACTAGGAGTTTCACGTTGGCTACTGCTTGAAATAGGACCTTTGCCTAAATCTCCGTCAAGACCTTGATTGATTAAAACTTCTGCTTGGTATTCGTGTACACTTTTTGGATTTGTTAAGTAACTAGGACCAATATTGCCTTCTTTGTTTTCGTTGAACTCACCGCTTGGTTGTTTTCTTCCTAGGCCTATACTTGCTTTTGTAAGAGCACTAACTACTGTACCTTGTTCTTGTGGTCCAAAATGACTGTTATTGGCTGGTAACCCATTGTGAGAAAGATGCTTATCAACACATGCAAACCAATATCCACGACCCGGATCGCCGTTTACAAAAATACACAATACTTCATTGCCAATGTCAGGCGGTACCATCCACATTCCGTAGTTGTGGTGTACTGTATCATGTGCCGTTACTTCTGTTGCTTCAGGTTGAAAAGTACTGCCAAAGAAAGGACTTGCATAAGAAACTGTTCTCCAGTTCTGCACTTCGTCTTCACTACCGCCAAGGTCTGTGATATAAACTTGCAATCTACCACTACGTGTTGGATCTAGGTTATTTTTAATAACTCCAATGTACGGTCCGTTTTCAATGACTTGTCCGCCGGTCTTGCTAACGTCAGCCCACGGTGCAACTCTATCATTACCTAATCTTCTTCCTACTGCCATACTATTATATACCTGACCTTACTATGCTATACCTAAATCATCATCATCTGTAAACGATGGAATTGATGCTTTAGCAAAGCCTGTTATAACCGGTGCATTATTTGTTTCAGGTGATCCTGCTTCGTTTGCAACTACAGTATTAAAATCAACACCGTCAACAAAACTTGCTAATTGCATTAGATCTGCTTTGGCGCCTGTTACTCCTACACCATTTGCAAACTTGTTTGCAAAGTTTACACCTTGTTGTAATATATCTCCACTGCCTGTTCCTGCTCCTAACGAAGCAATGCTACTAACAGCATTTTGTAATCCAACTGCACCACTTAATTCATCAATGGCACCAGTAACAGCATTGGTAAATCCACCAATTGGTAGTGCTGAGTTTACAAACTGACTTGCATCAGCAAGTGCTCCACTTAGTCCACCAATTCCTGCACCAATATCCCCGACGTTTGGTATTGTTGTATTTGATACTCCTGCCGCACTAGCAAAATCTCCAAAATCATCTACTGGAGATATAATGTTTCCAGCACCAACACTTCCTTGACTAACGTCTGAAACATTAACAATATCTGCACCAATTGTATCAACTTCAATTGATCCTTTAGTTGCTAATTTAGAAGTCTTGGGCTTGGCTCGTCCTCTTAAGAATTCTTCGTCACGTGTTCTGTTTTGAGTATCGGCTATTTCTAGTTTATAAGCTCTGATTAGATCAACAGTTTGCTTGAACTGTCCTTGCCTGAATGTGTTTTTAACTGCAAGTATTCTATACATACCACTGAAGGTACTTTCGCTATATGCACCACTTCTTATTAATCCTGTCTCGGGTTCAATATCAGTTGGTGTTCTCCATTTAACAAGTGCATACAGTTCACCTTTGTCCATTGTTAAACTTCCAGCTCGTGAAATATAAGGACCTGCTGTATTGCTTAGATAATCAGGTTGTCCTGGGTTAACAAATACATCGTCCTGTTTAATAAAATCAGGATCTCCAACTATATCAAGTGAAACATTAAGCATGTCTGCTTTAGCGTTTTGGTATAGATTACTTTGAATGTCGTTGATAGTTGCTGATCTTTCGTCAGCTTCGGCGTCAAGTCCAGAGGCAGTTTTACTTCCGGCAATAACTTCGTACTGTGCCGCAAAAGGTGAATTTGTTCCACCGTCTGGATTTACCACTGGAGTACTGTTGCTTTGACTTCCACCGGGAGTAACTGTACTTGTTTGGGCCGCCGCTCTGTTAATAGTAACAACGTTATAATAAAGAGCGTTAAACTCAATTTTAAAATCAAGTACATCTTTATTTTGTCCTGTGTACAAATAGTTGTAAGATTTATGATATACTGTAGGAGTCTTTTTAGGTCCGTGTGGGTGCTTGGTATCACTAACTTCATACTTTACAACATTATATGTAACAATCTTAGCAAAACGATTTGCTTTTTCGTCAAATTCTCCTAGTTTAACTGATGGTATAATCTTGTACCAATTAAAATTCTTTTCAAGTTTTTTAGCAATTTCTTCTGGGCCTAATTTTGCAATAGCAGGATCTTTAGCATCAAGTAACTGATCCGTTACATATGTACTGCTACGCATAACCATATCAATTACTTTTTCAACAGTTGTTCCTGCGTTAATACTAAATTCTTTTTTATTAAAGTCAGGGCCTTTGCCTCCAGCACGAGCTAACGCGGCCGCTTCTTGTGTACCAGGCTTTGGTAATTTTGTTTTCTTGTGATCAGTTTGTTGTTGTTTTACTATTCGTGAGTTTGCAATTTCAGCATCAAAATTGAATATAACTTTGTCAGGATGATCTCTTGCTTTTTCTCCAACTTGGTATTCAAACCATTGATTCAACCCATTGGCATATGTATCAACACTGATATTTAATCCAGCTATTTGGAAATCTGATTTGCCTTCGCCGAACACATCGTCTACTGCGGCCGATTCACGTTGTGCGTTAATTGATTGTGATAACTTTTTACTTTGTTTACTAGCAAAAAACTCTTGTACTGTACTTGCAGTAACCTGCAGATTGACTGGAGTTGTTGCTAGTTTATCATCAAATGCTCCATGACTGTACGGACTTGCTTTTACTTTATATGTTGAGCCTTTTGTTGAAACATCAATTTCCATTGCTAATATACGGATTGGAAATGCTTTCTTTGTTCTCGGAATAGGTTTAAAATCTGTTACACCTTCGTCGTTGTGACCAAAAAATTCAATCTGTAACAAATATGGCATGTCCAAGTAATTCTTAGATCCAACACGTGAACTACCAACTACCAGTCTATCAAGGAATGTTAAACCATATGGCTCAATGAGAGTGAAATCAATATCCAGTACGTTACTGGCTTTAGAACGTTTGTTCAATCCTACCATTGTTAGGATTTGTAATTCATCAAAATAAAAATCATCACCAAAGTCAGGATGTCTTTTATCTAGCACAGGGTCATGTTTTCCTGCACCTGCAACAATGCAATTCTTTGGTCTCCATGAGAATGGCTTTTCGCTTATGGTTGTATAGTCCTCGCGTGATAGCATATACAAACTCAAACGGTATGTATAACTGGCGTATTCATGTAATACGTTATCAAGCCCTACTAGTTTAGCAGAAGCGGCTTCTGCTACGTTAGCTGAATTTTCTGAAACATCTACCATTATTCTACAGAATCCGTAACCAGTGGAGGTGCAAAATCATTGTCAATACTGCCATCTGGGCCTTTATTTTCAATAAAATTAATTTCTTCTTCTGTTAACCACACAACATCACCCAATGCTGTATCAGCTGGAGTTGATAATCCTGGATCCAATGAGCCTGGTCTAACACTATCTCCGGCAACATCTCTATGAGCTTGTTCGTTGTTTTGGCGCCTAGTTTCAAATGTATCAGGCATGTTAAATTCCTAAGTCATCAATTAACGTTTGTTTGTATGGAACTTTGATCCAAACTCCGGCTTGAAAATCAAGCAAAGGATTAACAAGTGTATTGGGATTGCGAACAGAAAATACCCACCACAGTCTTGTATCTCCATACAAAGCATATGCTAACTTTTGTGGCGAAAATGCATACCCAGATTCAATTTGATAATCAACATCATCAGCACGAAACGTAAATGTCCTGGCTTCTAATACATCAAGATACTTGCCATATAGTTCTGTATTAAAATAAGGACTTGTTTCATGATATTCTTTTTTCTGTATGGCCATTAGACAAATCCTTTTCCAACCAATTTACCTGCGGCAAAATCGTCTAAATTAAAATCGTTATGCAAAGTACGTCTGGAGTAGACTGGTTGCAAGGAACATTGAATGTTACTGTTGGTTGGCATACGAGTACCTCCTGGGTCATTTGTTGTAGCTATATAATCAACATCATTGGGCATGGTATGTGTAAAGTTTGTAACCACACAAGGCACATTTGGAAAATAGTGTTTTCCATATCCATTTAAAAATACCATTGGCGGAGGAGTTCCTGCTCGTTGACTCTTACCAAACCACATCTTAGTAGCACCGCGTAAAAAATAAACAGAAGCTAACAAATACTTGGCTTCTACTTGTGTTTGACAACTAAATTCACCATCGAGTTGGATCGAAGACACTTCTGATCCCTCGTAGAAGTAAGCGTCATAATTACTATGTGTAAGTTTTTGACTACCATACCTGGCTGTGTGACTGAATGTTACACTAGGGTTATAAGGGAAAATAATTCCTTTAAATCCTTCAGGGTTTTTATAGAGAGGAGCCATTATACCAGCGTTAGATGGATCATTGTAAAAATAGCCAGCTTTGTCTGACAATGCAATTTTAACTCTCCAATCTTGACCAGTAGTACCGCCACCTTTGTTTGGTCCTAGTTCTTGATTGGAAGGAACAACAGCATTTTCGCCACCACTAGCACTTCCTAGACCAAGTTGCTTTTTTAGAACATCTGCAACACCTGGCGGAATTGGATTAAAAATTGACCCGGCTAATGCTTCACCAGCACCGCCAAATGCATCCAATGGTGATTCATTTGAGCCAACAGCTTGACCAATATCATTTGCTCCAGCTACAGCACCGGGAATTACAGTTTTGCCTAGATTGACACCGTTAGATGAAATAATTCCATTTTTAAAGACTGTTGGCATTTTGGTTAAATCTCCTCTTGCTTTATATGTATTTATCGCTTACAATAAGTGCATATATTATCATAGGGAATGAATATGAGACATAACTACTTAAATAACAAAGACATCCTAAAAGAGATAGCCAAAAGTAAAAATACCTTTTGTAGCTATTTGGAAGAACTTGATAACGAATACGATATTATTTTACCAGAACTAAAGAAGATCAATAAAACTAATATTATGGCTGGGCGTAGAGCCAGAGCTGAACGTTTGGCTAAAAAAGCACATGAAATCCAAGTTAAAGCCGGCAACAAAGTAAAACTTGCTGAATTTGCTATTAACGTTAGAGATATTCCAGCAACTGATGTTGTTTTTCGTGTAACCACTTGGGATCATGTTCCAAAGGAAGTAATTAAACGTAAGCCAAAGAATAACAAAGAAGTTGGATTAAAAATGGAAAACATCGAGGGTGAGCTCCAAATTAATCCTGATGAAACTGATTTACCAACAAAATATGTGCGTTTAAGGTTTCCGCCATTTTATCATTACAAAGTCGATGAAAACGGTGTACCGTTTATTGTGGGCAAAAGCCATTGGGAAGGTGGCTTAGATAATGGTTGGTTTAGTCAAGAGCATGGCAAAATGACCAATACACTTGCTAGAATGTTTATGAAACTAGTTGAACGTTATGCTACAAGATCAAACTGGCGTGGTTACACGTATAATGACGAGATGCGTAGCACGGCATTATTACAGTTATCACAGATTGGTTTACAATTTGACGAAAGTAAAAGTGCTAATCCGTTTGCATACTATACAGCCGCGGTTACAAATTCGTTTACTCGAGTACTGCTGAATGAAAAGAAAGGACAGAATCTAAGAGATGATATCCTTGAAGCAAACGGTCTTAATCCAAGTTATACTAGACAAGCGGCAAACGAATGGGGAAGTGCGTCTAGTATGGAAGCGAGAGGAGAAAAGCCATTGGTTCCATTGTCTAAAATGAAACGTAATCCACAAGTTAAGAAGCCAGCGGCTAAGCCAAAAGCAAAAACAAAATGAGTCTATTTAAAAAGACTGCGGTGTTTACCGACATTCATTTTGGTTTAAAAAGTAATAGCACACTTCATAATGAAGATTGTTTAAACTTTGTTAAATGGGCAGTACGCAAAGCCAAAAACGAAGGATGCGAAACTTGTATTATGATGGGCGATTGGCACAACAATCGTGCTAGTATTAGTTTGGTTACATTAAAGTATAGTATTGAAGCACTTGAAGAAATGAGTGCTAACTTTGATCGTGTTTTAGTTATTCCCGGAAACCACGACTTATACTATAGAGACAAACGAGACGTGCAAGGAATTGAATGGGCAAAGCATTTACCCAATGTTGAGCTTATTAACGATTTCCATTCTGAAGGTGATGTGTTAATTGTTCCATGGCTGGTAGGAGACGAACACAAAAGGCTTCCTAAGTTTGGTGGCAAATATTGCTTTGGACATTTTGAACTACCAGGTTATTTTATGAATGCAATGGTTCAGATGCCAGATCTTGGAGAGATTAACCCCGATAGAGATCTACTTGGATTTGAATCTGTGTTCACAGGACACTTTCACAAACGTCAACACAAAGGAAATGTTAACTATATTGGTAATGCATTTCCTCACAACTATGCAGATGCAGGTGATGACGAACGTGGAATGATGATACTTGAATGGGGCAAACAGCCAGAGTATTATACTTGGGATGACCAACCTACGTATAGAGTGTATGAATTGGGCGAAATTCTTAAACACCCTGATACTCTTTTAAAGCCTGGAATGCATTGTAGAGTTAATTTGGATATTGATATCAGTTACGAAGAAGCAAACTTTATCAAAGAAGAGTTTATTCCAAAGTATAATCTGCGTGAACTAACACTTATTCCAAACAAAGATCTTGACTTAAACGATCATACATTTCAAGGCCAAGTTAAGTTTGAAAGTGTTGACCAGATTGTAACTAGCCAGCTTGAAACTATTTCAAGTGAACAATACAATCGAAACTTGCTTATGGACATATATAGAAATCTATGAAGTATAACGTTGAAGATATGCTTGATATGCCGTGGGGTGAGTTTTTTACCACGTTGGCTGGGATGGCTAAAGAAGTGTACGAACCCAACGAAAAGCTAGTGTTTGAATTAAACAGTGATGTTAATCATAGTTTACTAACAAAGTTTTTCAAAGACTTTTATAAAAATATTCGTATACTAGATATTCCAAATTTTTTTATACACATTTATGTACCAAACAAAGAAACAAAAAACGCTATCTTAGAAGCATATAACATTGTTGGAGCAGATTCTGAACCTAACATACACGTTGACACTTTGTTAAGCAATGGGTTGAAAATAGAAAATAGCAATACAACATTTGATTTACCAGAAACTGTATGCCCAATGCCATGGAATTCCTTAGACGTTGATCCGTTAGGCACTATCAGCCCATGCTGTTTTTACCAAGGACATATAGCAGATGAAAATGGCAAGGCGTATCACCCAAATACATCAACACTCAAAGAAGTATATGATAGCAAACATATGAAAACACTACGGAGTCAGTTTAGAAGAGGTGATAAACCTTCAGGATGTTTTCGTTGTTGGAAAGAAGAAGAAAGTGGTACTGTAAGTAAACGTCAAATGTATGCAGGTCGATTTGGCAACGACAGTAAAGCAATCAATTGGGACGAAGACGATATACGTAACTTAAAAATGTTATCTGTTTCGTTTGGTAATGTATGCAACTTTAAATGTCGTATTTGCTCAAGTAAAAGTTCATCGAAAATTGCAGTAGAAACACAAGATACTATTGCATTAGAAAAAGGTAAATGGATTCGCAGTTCCAAACATCTATGGGATCAAGTCATTGCTAATCCTCAATTGCGTTACTTTGACTTTGCAGGCGGCGAACCGTTGCTTGATAAGGATCACCTAAAAGCATTACGTTATATGATGAATGCCAATATTGCACATACCATTACACTACATTATAATACAAACGGTAGTATTATCACAGACGAATTACTTGAAATCTGGACTCACTTTAAAACTGTAGACTTGGCTATTTCAATTGACGACCTTGGTGAGCGTTTTAACTATCAACGTCCAGGCCTAGGACAAAAATGGAACTGGGACTTGGTTGAGAAAAATGTAAAATACATTAAACAAAATAAAAGTTCAAATGTACAACTTAGTTTGCATGGTGCAGTTAGTATATTAAACGTTTACTACTTGCCGGAACTATTTGAATGGATAGATTCAATTGAGTTCGACGATGTGCATTTTTCTATTTTGTATAATCCAAAGCATTTGAGTTTAACAAATATACCTAAGAATGTTGCTGAAACAGTATTAAAGAAATTAACTACATCTGGTTTTAATACAAGATATCAACGTTACATAGAACCCGTTATACAAGAGTTAAAGAATGCAAAACTTGTAACCAACCAACCATTTATTAACTATATTAAAAATCTAGATAAGATTCGCAATGAATCGTTTGAGCAAGTACTACCCGAATTATCGGTTGCTTTTTACTAAAAAGGATGCTATAATTATACAATGTTTAAAATAAAAGACTTAACTGTAAAAAACTTTATGAGTGTAGGTAATAGTACCCAAGCGGTTAATTTTAACCGCCAAGACCTCACGTTAGTGCTGGGCGAAAACTTAGATCTTGGTGGCGACGACAGCGGTGCAAGAAACGGAACAGGTAAAACAACTATACTAAATGCGTTAAGTTATGCGTTGTACGGTGAAGCACTTACCAAAATACGTAAAGATAATCTTATCAACAAAACAAATACCAAGAATATGTTGGTTACACTTGATTTTGAAGTTGATGGTAACGAGTATCGTGTTGAACGTGGTCGAAAGCCTAATCTTTTTAAGTTCTATGTAAATGCACAAGAACAGGAAATGACCGACGAAAGCCAAGGCGATAGTAGACAAACTCAATTAGAAGTTGAACGTTTGCTACGTATGAGTCACGAAATGTTCAAACACGTTGTAGCACTAAACACATACACTGAACCATTTCTAAGTTTAAGAGCAAATGATCAACGTGCTTTGATTGAACAACTGCTTGGTATTACTATATTGAGTGATAAAGCAGACAATCTCAAAGACTTGCAAAAACTCACAAAAGATGCTGTAACGGAAGAAGAATTTCGTATCAAAGCAGTAGGAGATGCCAACGAAAGAATTGAACAGCAAATTGATAACTTGCGTAAACGTCAACGATTGTGGTATGCTCAACATGACGAGTCAATGGAAAAGTTTACTAAAGGTATAGAACAGTTATCTAAAATTGATATTGATAATGAACTAGTAATACATAACAAGTTAGACAAATGGAATGAAAAAGAAAAAACGTATAACGAAGCCGAACGTTGGGTAGCAAGTGCATGGAATGATACGCAAAAACAACAAGACCTAATAGATAGAATTGATAAAGAAATAGCACTACTCAAAGAACACAAGTGTCATTCGTGTGGACAAGACATTCATGATGAGAAGCAAGACGCACTTTTAAAGAGCAAAGAAAAAAATAAGAAAACAGCAAATGATGCGATTATTGCTAACAGTCAAAAAGAAGAAGAACATACCAAAGTAATGTCTAAACATAGAAATATAGGAGATAAACCAGAAACGTTTTATCCAAGCCGCGATGATGCTATTGAGCATAAAAACAATCTAGCCAACCTTGAAACACAACTAGCTAACAAAGAAGCAGAACAAGATCCGTATGCTGAACAGATACAAGAAATGGAAACTGCTGGTATTGAAAAAATTGATTATGACAACCTCAATGAATTAGTAAATATAAAAGAACATCAAGAGTTCTTAATGAAGTTGTTAACAAACAAAGATAGCTTTATACGAAAAAGAATTATTGATCAAAATCTAAGTTTTTTAAATTCACGTTTGAATGTTTACTTAGACAAGATAGGGCTTCCGCATCAAGTGAAATTCTTAAACGATTTAAGTGTAGAAATTACAGAACTAGGCCGTGACTTAGATTTTGATAACCTAAGTCGTGGGGAACGCAACAGGCTTATTCTAAGCATGAGCTGGAGTTTCCGTGATGTGTGGGAAAGTTTATATCATCCAATCAACCTACTGTTCATTGATGAACTTGTAGATAGCGGAATGGACAGTTCAGGTGTAGAAAATGCACTAGGTATACTTAAAAAAATGAGCCGTGAAAGCAATAGAAGTGTTTGGCTAGTGTCACACAAAGACGAACTAGCTGGTCGTGTTAACAATACGTTACATGTTGTAAAGGAAAACGGCTTTACCAGTTATAACACGGACGTTGATATTGTTTGACATATCTGAATTACATATTGAAATTAGCAGTAGATGTGTGCTTAAATGCCCGCGATGTCCTAGAACTGAACTCAGCAAAGAACTAAAAGACGTTCTTAATACTGACTATTCACTCACTGACTTCAAACGTATATTCACTCCGCTTGTGTTAGACAAAGTAGAACGTATCTTGTTTTGTGGCGACAAAGGTGATCCAATATATGCAAAAGATTTCTTGCAAATTGTGCAGTATATCAAAGAGTACAAACCAAATCTTAGAATTAGTATTACAACAAACGGCAGTTATAAATCAAGTTCCTGGTGGACTGAACTAGGAGAATCTTTATCGCCTCTTGACACTATTACATTTAGTGTTGACGGACTTAACTCAACTAAAAACAACATGTATCGTGTTAATAGTGATATGCTGTCTATTATTGACGGAATGATTGCAATTAGCAAAATATCTGAACACAAAAGACCGTTTATGGTTTGGAGTACTATAAGATTTAGGTTTAATCAAGACGATATACAAAAAAATAAATTTGTATTTCGAGCTAAAGAATTAAACTTTGATAGATGGCAACTGGTTGAAAGCACCAAAGTTGGAAGTATTGATCAACAGTACTTAGATGAAAATGGGTACGACCATCTTGAGCCTATAAATATTAACGAAGCAAGTTCATTGAAAGTATATAAAAAACGTTCACATTCTTTGTCAAAAAGAAAAGAACACGTTAATTATATACGTGAAGCTGAAAAGAACAAACTAAATGGTAAAGACAGACCTTGGCAAAGTTGTTTACGTAAAGAACAAATACCAATGATTGATGTTGATGGTAAGTTTTATCCTTGTGCTTGGTTTAATAGTGGTTACATACCAAATGCTTTTGTTGAGAAATATGCAAACAAAATCAACATACGTAAAAACGGATTTGAATCAGTGATAAACAATTCGTGTTGGAAAGAGTTAGAAACTCAATGGTTAATGGCTCCGTTAGAAATTTGTAAATTGAAGTGTTATAAAAATGCCTAATAAAAATATATTTTGTAATATTCCGTGGTTTGAACTGAACATTAATAATGATGGAAGTTTTGATCTGTGTGGCTGTCAAAATGATAAAATTATCAACACTGAGTTAGGTGAAGAATGGAATATCAAAAAGATGACCATTGACGAGTATTGGAATAGTACTCGTATGCAAGAGAAACGTAATATTAAACTTGGTGACACCGTTGATCCAATGTGTAAGATGTGTCAAATGAAGGACCAAGCTGGGTACACCAGTGCTAGACAAAAAGAAAATTTAAAAAGTGTTATTTTCCAAGATGCATTTGATCGTAGTTTTGAGCAAAGTCCGCATAAAGAACTTTTTACTGAAGTAACTGAAAGTAACATTCACAGTTTGCATCTAAACATTGGGAATACATGTAACTTAGCCTGTAAGTTTTGTGCTCCAGAAGCGAGTTCAAGAATTGCTAGTTTTCAAAGATCAGCTAAATGGATTCCTGAAACATGGAAACTAGAACCGTGGATTAAAGATGCAGTTGCTTATCAAAATTTTAGAGATTGGTTTGATAACAATTACAAACATCTTAAAGTTGTACATCTAATAGGTGGAGAGCCAGCATTAATTGATGAGTTTGCTGATTTAATTGATTTATTCAGTGAACACGATATGAAGCATTTAAACCTAAGTTTTACAACAAACGGAACTTATACATATAATGAATATGCTAAACAATTTAAAAAATTTAAACGAGTTGAAATTGGTATTAGTATTGAAACAGCAGATGAAAGCAACAACTATATAAGAACTGGAAGTAATATTGATGAAATATTAGAAAACATTACTTCCATGCAAAAGAAGATGCCATTTGTTGATTTTGCATTCAGAACAGTACCAAACTTGCTTAGTGTTGGACGCTACCACACTCTGCTAAAAGAGGGTCTAAAAAGACGTATTCCAATTGATGCAAGTTACCCACATAGACCAAGTTGGATGATGTCAGAACTACTGCCAGACGGGCATAAAGAGCTCGCTATTAAACATCTACAAGAATTTGCAGACAGTATTAAACTAGACAGTAAAAAATTTAATAACACTAAAAATGCTAACAACGTTGAACTATCTCTTAAACGTGAAGCTGAAGCATTAATAAAACACTTGCAACGACCAGTTGGTGACGAAGACGAAGCATTTAGACGTAGAGCAGAGGCCGCAAGTAGAATAGCTACACAAGACAGGTATCACGGAATTAGTATATTTGATAGTATTCCAGAATACTTTGGATGGTTAAGAGAGCATGGATACAGTAATTAAAATTAAGCTCAAGCCAATTTGGCACATAGATCCTCCTGAGTTTTGTATTGATTGGGACGGTGATTGGCTATTCAATGATAAGATTGAAAAAGAACAAGAATTTACATTTCGTGTTGAAGGAAAGACCGGAAAACATGAGTTAGGATTTACTTTGCTTAACAAAAACGATAACGATACCGTTACTAAAGGCAAAGAAATTATCAAGGATAAAGCAGTCTCAATTGAATCAGTTTCAATCGAAGGGTTTGAATTTGATAGCTTTATGCACTTGATTGAGTATAAGGATCAATATAAGAGAAAAAAGAAGAAATATGGTAACTACGTATGCTGGAATCAACGTTGGGTTTTACCAATGGAGTTTCCAGTTTTCACCTGGATTCATAAATTAGAAAATTTAGGGTGGATCTACGGAGACACTATATAGTAATATGTCGTGGACTTACAATGATCAACTTGTAACAGAATTACCGGAAGATTGTGTAGGTTTTGTTTACTTAATTACTAATACTGAAAGTGAACGCAAGTATATTGGTAAAAAGCTAGCCAAGTTTGCTAGAACAAGATACCGTGTTGTTAAACTGAAGAATGGTAATAAAAAACGCAAGAAGATCAGAGATAAAGTAGACAGCGACTGGCAAGAATATTATGGCTCATCAAACGAACTAAACAAAGACATCGAAGCACTCGGCAAAGACTGCTTTAAACGTGAAATACTTTACTATTGTTACAGCAAGGCAGAGTGTAGTTACGTTGAAGCAAGAGAACAATTCAGGCACAAAGTATTGGAATCTGATAACTGGTACAACGGACTTATCCGTGTTAGAGTTAACAGAAGTCAACACGTCATAAATGAAAACAATCAAGATTAAGGCTTACAAGAGCTCTGTTTAGTCGAGGTAGCTCGACTCGTCAAGATACTGCGTGAAAAATTCGCCGTTGGGTGTGACGTTGCTCAAGGAATAATGCTAACTTTAGGCTCAAATGATGTGGCTCTGTGAGACAGATACAACCACAATTGACTACATGCTGGTTGGATGTGTGTAGAAGATACCGTTGATACGTGAACGCTAGAGTAAGGGGTACAGATTAACCGCCTCTGTATAGGAAACTATAATCTCTTCGAACCAACTGACTGCTGATACTCGGATGATGCTATCACAGACAACATTCACCCGGCAACGGGTGAATTATGACTACTTCATCTGGATGATACTAGAATAAATGTTAAAAAAAAGTTTACGAAACGACAGTGAGTAAACAGATCACGTAAGTGATCTTAATAGAATGGCAATTTACTTTGCTTAGTTATTTCTAAATTACTATCTATAATTTTACCAATTAGTTTACGTTCAGCTTGATCAAGATTGTGTGCTTCTGTGTAAGTTAATCCACCACGCATGTACCAACACATTCTTAAGAGCTCTTCTTTTATTGCCTCGACTTCTCTGTCAAACCCTTTTAAAAAGGATATGACGTCTTGCTCAGTTTTTAATTGGAGGAGGCTTCTGCGAAAAAAGATGAGTAATCAAACTCCAATGGAGCTTCCCATTCATGATTACAATTTGTACATTTTAACTTTAGATCAGCACCGCTAGATGTTTTTTGTATTTCAACAAGTTTGTCTTGTAATTCACGCATTACTCCTGCATCAGCATTTTGGAAAAACTCTTTAATAAAATTACCGTCGGTTACTTGTGTGCCGTCTGGCATAACAATAGCTTCAGTACTAGCAGTAATGTTATCAAATCCCATATCCATAATACGACTAAAACCATCTGTAAGCTGTTTAGACTTTTCTTCTTCTGGCATGTCCATATCAACCACAACATTATTAATACGTTCTTCTTGAAAGCGTAACTGACTTAATCTTGTTATTGCATCATAGTACTGTGGCTTTAATTTAAAACCTAAATCACCAATTTGTACTGGAGTATTGTAGTCTGGCATTGTAATTCCAGCTAAACGTTGTCCTAGTGGAAGACTATATGTGTTTTCGTGCTCGCATTTTGGGCAAGTTGAATTGACATCCATATCTTCTCCAAAACTTGCAATACGAATAGCAATCAATAGTGCGTCGGTATCAATACTAGGCATTCCCCAAGCATCTCTTACTGATGGACAACAACTTTCGATTACACTAACCATTGATTGTCCATTCATTAATCCATCTGGTGTACGTAATGCAACTTCATCTTTTGCAGTCATTGCAAAAATTGGAACTTCTCCTGTAGCAGGAAGTTCTAGTGCATTTGGTTTCCAGTATTGTCCTTTGCTAGGCAAAGCTAAATGAATCTTTGGTTGCCTAAAGTGTTTGGCAAGTGGATTTTGCGGTTGCTCTGGTATCTGGGGTGCTTGTTG